TAGCCAGTAAGAATGATAACAGTTCGCTTATGATTCATTCTACCGATATATAATATTAAAAGTATATCCCAAGACCAACTTCGGGGATATCGTGGCATGTCTGACAAAGGTACCGAATAAGTGGTTAGCTCATGAAGCTATAACATGAAATAGGGGTCGCACCCTTATACCTTAGAATATCTTTAATACTTCCAATGGTCTGAGAGGGGGAGATTAGGACGTGCTTTCATTATTAGTCGACCCGACTAGGTAGTTAGTGAACTACTCACCATGGCTTGCAAGCGTGAGATTACCATAGGGAGATAGCTATGTCTCCCTCAAAATTAAATAAGGAGAAAAGATAATGATAACAAAAATATGCTCTGAATGTGGACATATAATCAAAGAGGATAAATGTAAGACACATCCTAATGTCAAATTAATAGTATATAAATCTGAGCGAGAGTCATTTGTTGGAGAGGCTATTATGGATTACTTATATCATGATTGCACTTGAACTAGTAGACACTCAAACAGGTGAATTATCTTATTACGAAGTAAATCGCCTTGGAGTTCAAGGACATAGAGTTAGAATGCAATTAACTAATGGATCTTTAAGAACAATATCAACAAAAAGATTCATATTAACAACAGTAAAACACAAAAAGGAGTAACATGAAAGCAATAAAAGAGCATAAAATGCTCATAGCAATGGTTTTAATGGGCTTAATGCTAGTAGCTATAGCTTATATGGGTAGAGATTGCCCAGCACCAACTGAACCTGAAACTCTATCCCAACAACACGGGGTAGAGGATGAAGTAGTATTATGGAAAGCAATGCTTGAAGAAGAGCGTAGATACAATAATGAAATTCATATTGATATTGACGACCTAACCTTTGATGAAGCATTTAACCTAATGCGTCGTATGAAAGGTAAAGATGAAACATTCATATGGCATAGTGCAACATATACTACATTATTAGAATCAGAAATACCTAAGAATTGGATACAAGTAGGAGATGATGTAAATGATAACTTCTATTGCCCAGAGAACTATATTGATGAATGTGGTGTGTGTGGAGGAGAAGGTATAAAAACTTGGTTTGTTGACAGTGACGGTGATGGATTAGGAGATCCAGACACAATAGTCAGAAGCTGCACTACACCACTTTAAACGTAACGAGGCAGGATGCAGGTCTTGCCTCTTTACATAACAGGAGAGAACAAATGACATACGCATATTTTAATGCAACTTATAATGAAAATACTGGTTATGAAGGTCCTTTTGATGTAATTAATGGCAAGAGTGATATAAGAATGACTAAACAATTACCATATAATCCTGAGAATGATTTAAAGGTAAGAATAGTTAAAGGAACACCTGTTTATGGTAGGAGATCTGACTTTAAAAACGTTAGTAATATATTTTTCTATAAATATAACTGTAAAGTATGTGGTAAGGAAGCTTTAACTACTAGACATCCAAGTAAATGCAAAACAGAAGATGGTAGTATGACTTGTGGTCAAGATATTAAAGGCCATAGTGAATGTAAAAAAACGATTGATTCAATTGGGCTAGAAATACGACATAGTAAAACTAAATACACAAGAAATAACCCTACTTTAATTTCTGATTATATTGGATGGACTGAAAGAAAACTGGATGAAAATGGTAATTTTATACAACAGTATAAAAAGAATGGTCGTAAAGATGGATATGCAGTGAAAACTATCTTTGAACATAGAGTTATTATGGAAGAGCATTTAGGTAGACCATTATTACCTACTGAATCGGTACATCATATTAACATGAATAAGAAAGACAACCGTCTTGAAAATTTATATTTATGCAATGTATCTACACACAGTAAAGCTCACGGATCTATAAATCCTATTGTAGAAACATTAATGCAAACTGGCATTATAGGTTTTAATAAAGATATAGGTAAATACTACTTAACCACTAATGAGAAGGAGAACGCTCATGTATAAATGTAAAGGATGTGATAAACCTGTCCAAGAAGGGATAGATTATCACAAGAAATGCTATGAAACTAGGATGATCGATAAGTATGATGATCCTAAAATGGATGCAAAGAAATATCCAGTTAAGCACAATGCACCAATAGAAGAACCAAATAGGGAAGATCAATACAGGGAACTATATAAAGTTTTAGGTGCAGCTAAGGCAAGCAATTGGATAGCTGATAATACTACTGAAGATATTAATATGGAAGAAATATTCCGTCAAATAATGGAAGGAGAAATAGATTATGATGAATAAGCATGAAATTATTCGCTTTTATCAATTGCAATTAGTAAAGTTTAGAAAGCTTCAAGCAAAGAATATACATTATACTGAGTTTGGGGCTAGAATATCAGATGTATTAATAGGAGCTACAGAACGTAGACTTAATGAGCTTAAATCAAGCTTAACTATTGCTATATTTGATAAACCTGTTTCTAAGAATGGAGAAGCTAATGGAAGAATTTAATTATCGATATACTGTTTTGTTCTCCTGTAAAGATGAAGCTGGGGTGGTCCAAGATCACCCTCTTCGTCCTTTTGAATTAGAAATAGAGGCAGAAATGTATTTAACAGGGTATGTTGATGCAATTATTAATCATACCGATGACAATAAACCCGATGAAGTAAGAGGTATGTTTAGAATAGCTAAAATAGGAGAAGAAAACAATGGGAAGAAAGCCATTTCCAAAAAAGTTAAGAAAAAAGATAGCATTAATGCGAATACTTGATGGATTTAAGTATAGATTTGTAGCAGATATCTATAAAGTCTCAATTGGGACAGTACAAAATTGCGAAAAGCAATACAAAGCAGATCACCCGATATGGCTGAAGGTGAGAACTGCAATTCATAAGTTAACTAGTTAAAGGAGTATCAAATGCCAAGTATAAAAGTGTTAGCCGGTGGCGGCTTCGTAGAGCAAGAAGTTAGAGCAGAAACAATATGTGAGCTTAGAGAAGAGCTTGATATTAGCTCTAGTGCATCTGTAGCAGTGAATGGATCTAATAAATCTAATTCATATAGCTTACAAGATGGTGATCTAGTAGCTGCTGTTAGCAATGATAAAACTGGTGGAGAGAAGTAAGTCCTCAGTACTCTTGGGTGGGAGTATAACACACCCAAATATTGATAACAAGACCAATAATATGTAGTCTTTAATAGTGCCTGCTATTAAACAACGGGAGAAATCAGGTGGGTTCAAACCACGAAGGTCACTGAAACTGCATAAATTCTACTATATATTATTAATTCTAAAGCCACATTCTATGGGTTTTGCGTCTGACCACGTGATTTTCAAGGAGTGTGGCTATAGAACAAACAAGGAGAACACATGAGATATATAGTTAAGTTTAAGATGGGTAAAGAAAAGATATCTAAATCTTTTAATATAAGACATCAAGCAATGAAATTTGCCAAAATGGTTAAAGGTAAGATTGTAGCATTTAAAAGCTTAAATGATTTAAAGAAGGATAAAAAATGACATATTATAATACGACCAATGAAACTGGACCTCAACTAAGGTCATCATGGATACAAACCGCAAAACAAGAAGAGTTAATATATCAAATATTTATATGGAACCCAGGACGAGGATTTTCACCTGAAGATATAGAATTACGATGCTTAGATTTAGGTAAGACATGGCCAATTACTAGTATTAGACGAGCCATAAATACTTTAACTAAAGCTGATAAGTTAACTAAAACCGATGAGTTACAGAAGAGTAGCTATGGTAAAAACACACATATCTGGAGATTAAATGCTTAAAATACTTGACAAAACAATTATAGTAAATTCAAATGTTGGTAAACGTAGATGCATTTTAACCAAAGATGAACATCAATGGATATTGATAACTGGCCCACCCCATTCAACTGAAGAGGCAATGATTAAAAGAGGTGAAAGATATTTCTATAAAGATATAGAAGCATTCTTAACAGCCTTATTATTTAAAAGATTCAGAGCTCTTGTTGATGATTGGGATGAAAATAAGGTAATTAATGCTATTAATATGGCTAAAGCTGAAGTTATAGCTGTAGGTCGTGAAGTAGAAGCAAATACGAAAGGATTATTTATATATGAATCAAGTTGATGAGCCTGTATGCGTAGAATGTGGTGAATATTTAGCTGGATTTCCACTAAAGCATAAACAAAAAGTATGTAGCGACTGTCAGGAGGCTTTAGATGGGGCGATTTAGAGAAGAAGAAAAGAATCCGACAAGAAATGTTAAAGTGTGTCAATCTTGTAAAAGAACTTGGGAATATTGGTGTTATGGTGCTCAATATGGTACCGAATTTTACGCAGATTTTCCACAAGCTGGCATAGAACGAGAAAGGTGTTTATATTGTATAAAGGAGATGAAAAATGCAATTCAATTTAAAATCAGAGATTACCGACCATTCTATAGACTTAAATGATATAGCTGAGAGAGTAATAGTAGGTCCACAAGAGGAAGTTTTATCTAAGATTAATGCATTTAATTTTAGATTTGGTTCAGATATTAGATGTACAAAGACATTCAGATGGGAACCTGGTTTCTATAAGAAATTACATGCATTACAGCTAAAGGTTATGAAGCTTACTACATTTCCTAAGAATGTAAAAACAGCATTTAATAGAATATCTAATAATGAATGGTATGCAAGGCAATTAAATCGAGATGTTACTTCTATAGATTCAATGCTATATAGGTTAAGGTCTAATAGAATAACATTTCAGGATAATTCTGAATCAGTAATAGAAAGTACACATGAATGGTTTAATAACATCATGAGTACTACTGAAGTTATTAATAATACCGATAATGAATATAATTTTAAAGTTTATCATGCTCAAGGAAATGATGATATGAATAAAGATTATATTGTATTTATCATAGAAGTAGACAGTTTTAATATGAATATAGGTAAAAGTACATTATATGCTCCTATTAAAACCGGCAAAGTTAAGATGTTCATTGCATTAGATTTAGTTCAAATAATTGGAGGAGCTATATCAGGTAATGAATTACGCTTTGATAATAGATATCAGCATCATGGTTATCATTTAGGTGGTCAATATGTCCCATTAAATAAAGGATTAGAATTTCCATATATTAGTAGTGGCAGAGGATATTCATCAAGGGTTATTAATTATAATGAAGTCCAAAGTTATACTAGAATGGACGAAACAAGTGCAAATACATATGAAGGATCAAATAAAGATGGATACACTTCTTTATGTTTCGGTGACTTAAAAGATAGAATCTTAAAGCCAATGTCTAAAGGTAGACTTGATGAAGTAATGTTTTGGCTGAATAGTTGGGGTAGTTTCTATAATATCAATACAACTGGACCATTAAATAATTACACCAAAATGTATTATGGTTCTCCAAGCGCACTATATGATGGGGATATGGATGGCTTGCTTAGTCATCGCACATCAGGAAGCTGTGAATATAATTTGCCATTAATACAATCTGAGTCTTATTGTGATGCTTATGAATGTACAATGAGGAGTGTCTGCCGTAAATACGAAAATGCATATACTGTTGTTGATGATGCAATATTAGCCATGAGAGAGCAAATATTAGCAAACTATATGATATCTAGAGGACACAACTTTGAGACACTAAGTGATGAGGCTATATATTCTAGCCGAATGGACAGAGCTTTAGTTCAAATGAATGATAATTGGAGTGCCGCAGAGGACCATATTAACAGAATGGTACGCAATATTCATACATACTTTGCAATAAATGTTGATTCTGAGTCTATGTTATATATTATGGCATCTTTAGTTAGAGAGATAAGTTTTGCTGAGACTATAGATCATATGGAAGATTATGAAATGGGAGCTGATGGCTTTTATTCATGGTTAGATAGTTACTATCATGATAGAACTATAACCCCTCAGATAATACCAATGGAAACAGAAACATCAGAGCATAATACTACTAGTGAACTAGAAAGAGAATTACTGGAAAGTTATTCAGCCTCAGGTAGAGGTATACCAATACAGGTTACCGAAACTAGAGAGTCTGCTGACGCTGACTTACCATTTTAAACTAATAAGAGAAAGGGGTGAAAATGAATCAATCATTTTACACATCAGAGGCAAACTGGCAAAAATTGCATGATTATGCACAAGTAGCATATGATAAGCATAAATCAGAAATAGGAGGTATGTTAGTAGCTGTAGAAGATAAAGATGGCGACTGGATACTAGAAGATCCTGTTATATTGAAGCAAGAAATATCTGGATCTAATTGCATACTAGATAAAGATGCCTTAGCATTATACTATACTAAGGCTGGGGTCAAGCATAAGGACTCTAACTTTAGATTTGTATGGTGGCATAGTCATCACACAATGGATGCTTTTTGGTCAGGAACAGACTTAACTGCCATTAAAGAATATTCTGATGGTGACTTTAGCTTTGCGCTTGTAATAAACCTTAAAGGTAAGCATATATTCAGGGTTTCTTGCTGGAAACCATTTGAGATGCATATAGATACAAAGGTTGAATTACTTGAAGGTGAAGAAAGAAAAGTGCCCAAGAAGATCTTGAATGATGTTGAAAAGCTATGTAGTAAACGTAAATATACTGCTTATCAATATGGAAAAGCATATGTTAAACCTAATCCAAATCAAACATCTTTGATTAAGGCTACTAATATAGATTCAGATCAAGAAGCTAAAAATGCTATTCAATTAATCACTTCATTAAATTATAGATTTGCAGCAGGTGAAATCACATTCAATGAATGGGAAAGAATTGTTGCAGCATTTAATTTAAAGCTGAATGACTGGTATATTGATGATGTTACAAGTGAAGAAAAGCTGAAGAAAGATGTTATTCATCGTAAATCTGAAGACTTTATTGAACCTTTATATAGCCCAGAAGATATGGCTGTATGGGGAGAAAATAAAGATGCAGACGATAAAAAAGATGAATGGTATTTTAATCAAAGTTATGGAGGTATATATTAATGATCAATGATTTAATAAAGATAGTTGATATGTATTTAGATGAAGAGCAAAGACATTATGAAGAAAACCCTTCTGAAGATCATATATTTCACTCTTTGCTAAATATATCATTATGGGTTAAAGAAAATCATACTATGAAAGGAGACTAATGATTAATGAAAGATCAAGTGGATTGGTAAACAATTTAGAGGATTTTCATTTTCACATTCTTGGTTGTGGGGCTATAGGTAGCTCCACTGCCATGCAATTAGCGAGAATGGGAGCTAATAAATTTTGTCTATATGATATGGATAAAGTAGAAGATGTAAATATTGGAGTATCTCAATATATACTTGAAGATATAGATAAGTCTAAAGTAGATGCATTAAAAGGGCATTTAGAATCTATAGGTGTTAATCATGTTAACATGTATAACGAAAGATTTACAGAGTTTTATCCTCAAGGTGAATCAGATATTGCAATATTAGGCTTTGATTCTATGGAAGCAAGATTACAAGCAGTAGAGGCTTTATGCTCTAACCCAACTATTAAGCCAATACATTTAATAGACGGCAGGATGGGGGCAGAGCACTATCAACAGTATATTTTTGATAAACCTACTGTAAGTAAATACAAGAAGACATGGTACTCAGATAATGAAGGATCTCCTGAACCTTGTGCTGCAAAAGCAACGGCATACTGCGCATTTATGAGTGGTAGTTTTATAGCAAATGCAGTACGTAAACTAGCAACAGGACAGCCTTATAATAAGGAATTTTCGTTTAACTTCCCCAATATGTTATTGGAAAAGTCAGCGATGGTAGTGTAAATTATAGTCATAATTACAACACTGATACTCCTTATTCGTGTGTAAACCCTGGGGGTAGATTCTTATGAATTTGCCCCCTTCTCAACTCTAAACCAAAAGGAATAATATGGAAGAAGGAACCACAACTGTGGAAGATTACATCGACCCCAGTGAAGGACCATTTGATTATATGATGGTCGAAGAAAATACATCTAAAACTATTGGAGCAATAGCTGGAGCATTAGCTAAAGCCCAAGGTGAGATGACAATGGTAGAAGCTAAAAGCACTAATCCATTCTTTAATAGTAAGTATGCATCCTTAGCATCAGTGCTAGAGACTGCAATGCCTGCATTAAATAAATATGGTATTGCATTAGTACAAGGTAATCGATGGGATCCTAGTGATAATGGGTTTTATATTACCTCAACACTAATGCATAGTTCAGGTGAATGGATTAAAAGTGAAATACGTATGCCAATAGCAAAGAAAGATGCTCATGGTATAGGTGCAGCTACTACATATGGAAGACGATACTTACTGAGTTCAATGGTAGGTATAGCACAAGCAGACGACGATGGGAATGCAGGTATTAAGCGTGCTCCACGTCCGAGTGATCAAGTAAATAAGAAAGGTTAATTAAATGGCAAGAACGTTTACATTACCAAAAAAAGGATCAGGCAACTGGTCAGAAGGTTGGCACACACTAACAATATCTAAAGCCACTTATGGTGAATGGACAGGAACTAAGTTCATTGACGTATGGTTTGATGGATATCCAGAAAACTTTAATATGCGTATATATGCTAAAGTTGGTAAAGATGGTGAAGAATTTGCAATAGGCAATCTATATCGTTTTGCTAATGCTGGTATTACAGATGCATTAGAAAGTGCAGAAGGTGAAACTGTTCTTAAGATAGATGATAGTGAAGAAGCATTAGCAGGTAAAACTATTAATGTTATGTTTTATAAAGATGGTAAGTTTAATAAAATCTTACAAAATGTAGCTCCAGTTCCATTTAAGAATATAGTGGAAGAGTTTACTGAGAAAGATGTTACTTACTTTAAAGGTAAAGCAGAAGCATTCTTTGCTAAATGGGTAGAACCTAAATTGAAAGATGAACCTCATGAGCCGGCTGCTACAGCAGATACTGTGACTGATGACATTCCTTTCTAAATAGATAAATATATAAAAGCCTGCTAAATGAATCCGTGTTATATGACTTATCAGTTTGCGAGCACATGCCAAGGTTCTAAGTAGGCTTTTATATTTTAATAAGGAGTAACAAATGATAAAAGAATTTGCCTTTGGATTAACTCAAAGACATTATTTTCAAGACAGTTCCAGTATATGTGACTGGATGAACATAGATAAAGATACTTATATGTCTTTATATGAATTTGACGATGAAATTAAAGACTTTTTTGCTAAGAAGCATACATTATCTGGATTTGATGGACTAGTTTATATACCTGATGAATTTATATTAGATGTAGATGGTAAAGATAAAAATGATTTAGAAAATGCTAGACAGAAAACAATAGGATTATTGTTACTGTTGGACGATCTATCTATACCTTATAAGCTTTATTTTAGCGGTAATAAAGGCTTCCATGTAGGGATCCCTGCCACAGCTTTTAGGTGGAAACCAGATCCTTTATTACATTTAAAAGTAAAAGATGCTTTAACTAATGCTGGAATATTTGACTATGCAGATCCATCGGTTACAGATAAGATTAGATTAATACGTGTAGTTAATACCATGAATCTTAAAGCTCAATTATGGAAAAGAGAAATAAGTCGTAAAGATTTAGATACAAAAGATATAACTGCTCATATGCAAAGCATAGGTAAAAAACCAGGGCCAGTATCTGAATTTGAATTAGAATGCGATCCCGTATTCGATGTAATGAAAAGGAATAAATATGAAGAACAAAGTACGCCAGAATTTATCAATCAAGGTAGGAATCCTGATCCAGTTAATTACCCTTGTATATCTAGTATGCTTGCATCTAATGCCCACGGAGAACGACATGCAACTGCTTTACGGCTCTCTGCTTGGTTTCGTTGGCTTTATCCTGAGTCTATTGTTTGTACGGTTATGGAGCGATGGAGACAACAAGTAGACGATCCTAGCAGTCCATTTACAATGAAAGAAATGGAAAGCATAGTAAATAGCTCATATGATGCTCATGGAGGATCTGGGAATAGATATGGATGTGGTGATAAGATAATGGATAACCATTGTAAAAATACATGCAAACTCTATAAGTCTAAGAAAAACCAGACAGTTATGGATTCCAATACCATGGAAACATCACTAATTAATTTCTTAACAAGCAATCAAAAGCCTCTTGACTTTGGAGACATATGGACTGGTGAGAACTTTCCCATATATCCAGGTGAAGTAGTAGTTGTTCAAGCACCTCCAAAGAGCATGAAGACTATGTTCTTACAGAATCTAATGAATGGATTTAAAAGACCTACATACTTTATAGAGATGGAAATGTCTCCAAGACAAATATGGTCTAGGTTTGTTCAAATAGAAATGGGATGGAGCGAAGATCAATTACGACAGCATTATGCTAAAGGTAAAAATGGCATGGATGAAAGGTTTGGATGGCTTACAGTCGATTATTCTTGTCCTTATGCTAACGAATTAGATAAACGTATATCAATGCTATCTTCTAAGCCAGAAATAGTAGTAGTTGATCATATGGGTTTATTTAAATCTAAACATAGAGATCCAAATATGAAGACTGAAGAAGCATCTCAGGCACTAATGGAAGTAGCTGTTAAGCATAATATAGTGGTATTTACAGTTAGCGAAATAACAAAAGGTGCATTTCATGAAGGTAATATGAATGTAGCTTCAGCTAAAGGTTCATTTAGAACCGCATATAATACTAATAAATTATTATCAGTTATCCCTTCAAAAAGTAAAGTTACAGGGTTAATTGAAGAACTACGTATTAGATGTGAGGCTAATCGTGAACGTGAGCATGTAGATATGAGGTTAGAAGTAATCAATAATAAGTTAATTAAAAATGAAATAGTAGAGATTGGAGAGTATTAATGACAAAAGATCAATTTGATGAGTTCTTCACAGAAATCATTAATGATATCAAACAAACAAGAGATGAAGGACAAAAGGAGTATGCTCATGATGTAATTAATGTATTTGCAAACTTTGAAAGAACAGCAAAGCAATTAGGTACAACGAGAGATAAGGTGTTAATGACATTCTTAATAAAGCATATGGATGGAATTATAGCTCATGTAAATGGGCACACATCTCAAAGAGAAGATGTACGAGGCAGAATTAAAGATGCCATTGTATACCTTACCCTGTTATGGGCAATGGCTGAAGCTGAAGCCAATGTTGAATGGGGCACGGAAGAGTTCTTGGCTGACAGCGGATTTGTCAATAGCAATAAATTTAACCAAGATACTGGAGAGGTAACGTATCAATCATTAGGAGATGAAACAGTATGAGTAGAGAGAATATGGGAAATATTGGAGAAAGATATAAGGATAAACTCACAGAAGATGCTGATTGGAGAGATGGAATAAATGCATTCAGAGATGAGACAACAAAAAGAATGCTTGATTTATTCCGCCAAATTAATGAATTGGAGTTAATTATTGAAGAACTTGCCAACACTACAAAATCCAGATCAGAAGAAGGCTAGCTTTAAATGTGACGGCTGTAAGACATCATGGATTAGGCCTGTGAATTTCTATATTCGTAGGCCACATCCTGCCATAGCCGCACTTGTGCCTGATTATGAAAAGAAAATATGTAAAAAATGTGCCATTAAAGAGATTGGCAATAAAAATAAAAAGAGAAAGTGGTTTTTCGATGAAGAATAAGGAGACTATAGAGGAGGTATTACAAAAAGAATATGATGATCGAGATGGAACAAAGCCAATGGATGAAATGGATTGGGCTTGTAACCAGGGGTGGATAGAAGCCCTAGAGTTCGTCCTTGATGTAAATAATCAGGAACAAAAGATCAAAGAAGAGCGTTTAAACAAAATATTATTAACATCTAATGAAAGGAATCAAATTATTGCAAAAGCAATCAAAAGATTACAAAGTGAAAATAAGTCACTCGATGACAATGAAGATAGCGAGCCTTGTAGCGTATGCACTTGTGGGATCAACTGCGCATAAGGACTTTAATAAGCTATTAGTAGAAAAAGATGCCATGGATATTAATACATGGCTAATCACAATAAAGGAATAATATGAACAAGGCAACAAAAGAAGAGCTAATTATGAAAGCTTCAAAAGTAGACCTATTAGAGGAAGAGATAAAGAATCTAGAAGCATTTGTAAGAAAGATTCTATCTTATGAAGATCTTCCAGCATCACATATGGTGCTTGATGATATTATTGAAGATGCAAGAGCATTAAGAGAAAGCGCTTGGGAGCCCATGGACCCAGGTGAAGAATGGTAGATTTTCCTTATGGGAGTTAACGTAAAGTCCTCAAAGGCTAAGGGGAGGAGATTGCAGAATCATGTAAGAGATAGTTTACGTGAAATGTACTCCTCTCGCCTGGAGGATGACGACATAAAGTCTCAAACTATGGGTATGACAGGAGAAGATGTAGTATTGTCTCCGGCAGCAAAGAAGTTAATACCTTATAGCTTTGAGTGTAAGAACGTAGAGAGATTAGATTTATGGAAGTCATTGGAGCAAGCAGATAGTAATTGTGAAGATAGAACTCCTGTGCTAGTCTTTAAGCGTAATAGAACTAAAACATATGTAGCATTTGAATATAATAAATTCTTGGAGTTGATTGATGAAAAAGAATGATTTATGCAAACGCTGCAGGGATATTGTATTTGATGCTGCTCAATACGATGATCACCCTTCTCATACAAATGCTGATATCTATAAAAAGTTTCGGCAATTAGAAACTAGGATGAAAGAATTATCCTATATGGTAGAAAGAGAAGCTGCCAAAGAACTAATCTGATACTATATCAGATACAAGGTTAACCGCTGTATGGGCACCTTTACTATAGATCTGTAAAGCTTTAGTTGGATCTTCACCGGTAAAGGTGTCTATAAGCACATTCGCAAAGATAGGCAAGAAATATCTATAAGCCCCTTGATAAATATCACCTCTCTCATCATCATCACCAAATCCCATTCCTGTTATAGCAACTCCTGTTAATAATAGTTGCAACATTCCACTTACTAGTACTGATTCACCACCACGTTGAACAGCTCCTGATACCTGACGATTAAATACTTTATATTTCATGGCATTAATTGCCCAATTAAACATTGGAGTATGCACAAGCCCTGTGGTAAGTAATGAAATTAATCCGCGAGATATTATAAACCTAGCCATTTTACGCTCTGTATTAGATAAGCTTGAATCTGGTTTCCCTGGCAGATAAGGGGATTCCTTAACAGAAAGGCCTATTATTCTAACTAATTCCTTGGTTTTTTGGCCTTCAGGAACTCCTCTCCACCAGTTTTCCATAGTACGCATTTCATTTCTAGCTTGATGCCATTGATATGGCTTGAATTTCCATAAGAATGTACCCCAAGCACCTCTAAACATTTTAGGTAAATATGCAGGAGATAATCCGAATAATGTATTATATACTAATAATCTTGAATATGCAATAGCATTAGGATGTGTTAATCTTTTAAATGTATTATCGGCAAATGTTTCTCTCCATGTGGAAGGAATCATGCCAGCTTTTTCAGCTTCAAGTACTCCTTGAACTGCAATTTGCTTACGCATCTCTAATTCACTAGGCTGAAATCCAAGCAATTTAGTACCAGCTTTAGTTTCAGCCAAAAAACCACCATTCAATTTCCAACCCACATACTTATTAATCTCTTCTACTTCCATAATAGTTTCTAGCTTTTTAGTAAAAGACTTAAGTTGTTTTGGGCTTAACTTAGATAACTCATTCTTAGCCATAAAAGCTTGAGCCCCATGAGTTGCATCATGTATAGCGCTTAATGCCTGCCTCATTGTTGTTAGATCAATTTTTTTACTGGGGTCTTTACGGGCAATCATACCATTAACTCTATTGCGCCACCATTGATTATCTAATGCACTTTCTAGGAACTTCTGCTTATCTAACTTTAATATAGCATAACTACCTAATGCAAGCATTCCGCTACCTTTAGTATATGCTCCATCAGATGCACCCATAAGAGCATCAGCCATAGCGTTTAATGTGTCAGTTACACCCGCAGCATCAGCGATTTGTTCTGCCAGCACTGGATAATCATCAATAAACTTCTTAGCTTCTGAGTATCCATTAGCAGTGCCTTCTATCCATGCACTTAGACGTTGAAAGTAGTTATTTAATGCTGATGTATATCCCAATAGTGAACCTGAGATAACCATGCTATGGAACTTAGCACTTCTATATACCATTTCTTCAGTTACCTCAAAGTCTTCATTTCCCCAGAATTTTTTAGTAACACCAGTCAACATCTTTGCCCATTTAGAATCACTGTAATCTAAATTAAAGAACCCAGCTTTAACGTCAAGCCTCCCCATGGATGCTTTTACATGATCAATAACAAAGTCGTTTGTAGCTTTACTCATTTGTAAAGTCCCATGCAATAGATCAATCTTAAGATCATTTTGTTCTATCTGTCTGAATGCATCATCAATATACTCAGTAAATACACCAAAGTCAGTACGACGACCATGAGATATCATTTCTCTTTCACGCCCATATGCATCAATCTTCTCAAAAGTAGGTAAGCCATGCTCATTTCTATATAAAGGCATAGGTTCCATCATTGTGCCTCTATGCTTAACTGCATTCATCTTAGTGGTCTCATTAATCTTGCCACTATCCACTTGATGCTTTTGTTTTACACCAGATATAACATTAACATTATCATCTTGTATCTTCATCTGCTCTGATAATTCTTTTATCTCTTTCCTTATTGCAATTTTATCAACACCACGTTCAACTCCAGCAGTTTCATTTAATGCTTTAAGTTTAGAGGTTTTATTAGCAATCTTTGTAGCAATCTCATCACGAGCTCTTACAGCACCAATAAGCATATCAGTAGCTGAATATCTATAGGGAACATAATCATGCATCTCATTAAAGAATTGATTCATACTAATAGCTCTGCCATTATATAATGAGAAATTAAGATTCAAGCTATCTAAGCCAGTAACCTTCATAAATTCTGCATTTAACTCATCACTGGCCATAAACTTCTTCACAGTTACTCCATGGTGATTTGCCATAGTACGAACAGCCTCTGTCATTAAACCTTTTTGATCAAGGACCCTCTGATTTGTTACTTCCCTAATTTCCTTGAAAACAGCCCGAGCTTCTGTTACTAAGTTCTCTACTTGACTGATTGGAGCAGCTTGGTCATCAATCATTTCATACTTACTATATGAGCGGACAGTAATCTCTTTACCCTTTTTATTTTGACCTTGACGTGGAGCATTTTCAGTAGCTCTATATCTACCCTCCTTCATCATACCAGCATTTCTATTACCATATATATCAATATGCGAGGCTAATCCTTCGCTAGCAAAGAAATCCATCCATTGCTGTTGGTTACGTCTAGTCATGGGGTATAAAAGGCTATGCCTGCCATTAGCCCCTACTTGATATGGAACCTCATATGCATTAAATACCTCTGTTCCAGGCTCCCTAATAGGAATAAAATATGATATCCTGCCATCTATTTCTATCTTCTGTATGGCTCCACCTTCGTTCCAATCATTATCTATATTGTCTCTTAAAATTTTATTGTATAAGTTCTTAACTTCCTTGCTTTTAAAGGTATACCTAGCCCTACCCTTTTTATCCCATTGGATAACAGGCATAGGCTTGAAATGTCTTTCTTCTCCATCAAGGATTCTATGCACTTGAGCTACTAATTCTACCTTGAGAGCATCTTTCTCTGAATCATTTAATTCTATACGGCTTTTAGCATGCATATCAATCTCAGATAATGCATTAGTTAATCTCCTCTTTAATGGAGCTGCTTGTGAATTAGCATCATCTATAATCTTACGAGATTTATTAATAATTTGAAATCCTAACGTAGATACATCAGACTCCATCATAGCAAGCGCAGGATCCATAACGGTATTCTCAAACGCAGTAAGCTCACCTCTATTCTTTTGAGCTGCTTTTTTATCAGCAGTTTTGAATACAGCCTCTATTTTGTTAGCAATAGATGCTAAATCTTGTGCAGGCAGATCTCTTAAGCTAGTAAATGGTAATGTATATTGCCCCTGTATGTATTCAAATATAACTGGGAACTGAGTTTCTGGATCTAATGAGTATAGAGTGTCATGCTGATACTTTGATAATCTTCCAAGTATAAGATCATGAATCTTTCTTAAAGAAGCATTCTTTTTATCGTTAAATATGAAATCACGTCTGTATTGCTTAATTTTATCTTCTACTTCTTGCAATTCAATAAGCATTCTACCATACTTTTCATCAGCTACAGCTTTTTTCTCAGACATTTGCTTATTAATGAATCCAATTTCTTTTTTAAGGATCTTGCGTTTAGCGGCTAATCTCTTTAAGCTTAAGCCTAATGCATTCTTATTGAGGAATGGTATACCAAAGGTTTTAATATAAGTCTGCTCTAGCCTAGCCTTATTTGCACTAAGCTTATCACCCATTTCTTCACCTATTTGACATGCAGTTGCCATTAACATTTCTCCCTTGCAATTTTAATTAACTCATCATAAGCATATTGAGACTGGTCTAATACACCTTTAGATATAGATTTATCTAGAAAATGATTATCCCAAGATTCAAAATATTGACGGACTAAATCTGGCGATAGTAATTCAACAGGAGGGATATATCTAATTTTTTTCTTATCACCTACTCCAAATAACATTTTGTCAGTAAATATAGTTCTTACAGCATCTCCATATTCAGACTCTAATTTTGCTATCTCTTTGTTGTACTTTTCAGTTAGATCATATAATATTTCATCAAATTCAACCTGCTTAGTCTTAATATATCGTTCACGAGCTTCTTCTTTAGTATCATCTGAATCATTTGCTGGCTCTAGATCTTCAATATTTGGATAAAATTCATCGGCAAATTTCTCTGCCAATTTAGTGCCCTCTTCTATTTCTTCTACAGAGATTTCCCCATCGTCGGTCCGCCTCTTTATTTCTGCATGGAGTTCATTGCGGGCATATGAATGCGCTATATCTTGTCTGTCGGGATTAAAAATAAGAGGAGCTTCAACGAGTTGACCTTCTCCTTGAGGGAACTTCTCTTGAAACTTATCATACAAGCGCATTATAAACTTCTCTTCCAGTGTCTCAACCGTACCTTCTTCAAGCTTCTTTAGCTCATTCTTTTCTGCTTTAGTTAATTTCTCTTGTGATTTGAGCTCATTAATCCTAGCATCATTAACCATGATAACATTTTTAACAGTAACCCCCATCTTTTTCGTAGGATTTTCACCTTCACCTTGACTATAGCTTACTTCAGGCATCTTCTTTATATAATCTGCTAATTGGGAGCTATTCAAGTTTAATAATTTACGCTTTTCTCCTAAAATATAAAACAATAAACCCATATCCATTGGCTTTTGAGTTTTATCAGTCCTAAGTTTTCTTAGGCTACTATTTTTAAATTTTCTTAATATTTCTTTTATTGCTTTGTATTCAAGTTTATCTGGAGCTTTTTTATTAAAGGTAAACATCCTATCTATAAACCAATTTTCTGCTGAAGCTCCCCACATATTCATCATCATGCCGTCTTTACCTACATCTACAGCGGCATTCATAATAAGTAAGAACTCATGCTCTGCACTTGTCTCTATATACATATTACCATGAGCTGGAGTCCAGTCTTCCCATTTCCTAACCTTCTTATTATATCCAACCGCTCTTGCATGTGGCGGTAAATCTTTTGGATTAAACCCTTCTCTTAAAGGAGCATAATTCATAATAACCTTATGTTTCTTCTTATGAGAGAATAGTTTCTTGGGTTTTAATTTTAATCCCGTAGACAATTCAATCTCTTCAAACTTAGTAGACAGGGCTGATGCAACAGTCTTTGCATTAACAGCTTGCCCTTGCACATGTGTAGCATTTAAAAGGGCTAATATAGTATCCCTTGTATCTTCAATACTACCAACATGCTTAGATTCACCACGCTTAAAGATGCTAATATCTGCATTAAGGCTTTGGAACTGCTTATATAGATCAGTATTTTGAAATTCTTGTATATCTTTCAATTGTTTATCAGTAATCATAACCACACCAGCCTCATCAATATCATGGTCACCAACAAGTCTGTCAAAAGTATCGTCTGGATGGTGATATATAGCATTACCTTCATCATAAGTAAATGCTTGTATCCTTCTGGGCTCAACAGCGGCTGATTGACCAATAGGAGACCTATAGGTTAATACATGTTGAGGAAACTCTTCTAAAAAGGCAGACATAACTTCAGCTTTCTTTTCGTCACTTAACTGATCAAAGGTAGGCGCTGTATTGTCACCTGTAACTTGTGCGGTGGCTAGACGCCATGCCTTCCAATATCCAGTATCATATATTTTCTTTACTATTTGATCAAATATTACATGATTATCAGCAGACAAAATAACAGAACCTTTTTCAACACGTCTACCTGGCTTTAAGATATAATGAGACCCATGTTTAGCCATTTTCTGTAGCTTCTTTTTAAGAACTGGGTTGGTAATTTTATTAATCAGCCTATCATCAGTAGTTCTTGCCTGCATTGAACCTCTTTTGACTAGCATATTTAATATTAATGGCTTAATCATGGACAAATTATTAGGGTGATAGAGTCCTGCACCGCCAGTGGTACTAAGTATAGATTTTAATGCATGCTTGGCCTCAGCCTTATCGCTGTATGAATGCTTAATGATATCCCATAAAACACTAGGGTTAGATGATGCTTCTAATAGCAGCTCAATATATATATCAGATTGCTCTCCTATCATATCCTCCATTACTTTTTGATATTTCTCTAGTGATGTTCGTTCTTCTGGTGTGAGCTCATTTAAATCAAAATTAAGATTAGATAAGTATTGAACAGCCCCATATGTAGTCTCTGAAGATTTAGGATGAGGGCTGATAACAATTTTAAAGTCATCCATGCTAAGCATAGCTTCTACATAAGGTGCTTTAGACTGCCTTACCTTTCCATCTTTACCTTCTTTTGGTAATAAATTATATTCTCCTGTAGCAGTCTTTGTAGCATCCATATCTGATATTTGATGTACAATCCTACCATTTATATCTTTCATCCTTATATGACCATCTTCTTCTTTTACTTGAACGATTAAGTCTCCTTGCTCTCCCTTTTTCCCAATCTCTCTAATCTCAAGGCCTGCAATAGCAGCAAATAATGCATGTTTCTTTTCAAACATCCCTTCTTCACCGACATGAAACTCTGTAGTCTTTATCTCTCTGAGATTATGATCCTTACCTTTAATTTTTTGAGAGCCATTTTTCTCTGCGATTAAGTCTAGGCTTTCAGTCCCAGACATAGACCCGCCATCAAAAATATTCTCTATTTCAGTTAACTTTTCAGTTAAATGCCCATGGTCTAGCTTCTCTCCATCAAGCCAGTATTCTACTCTATTATTATCAATGATAAAAGTTCTTCTATCTGAAATCTCAGACAGAGAAATTCCTTTAGTTAATGCTATTCTGAGACGATCAAATACATTAAATGCATTAGCCCCTTTCTTTATACCATCCTTTTCAGCTCCATATTGCATGAAATCATCACCACGAACAGCTTTAAGCCATTCTATTCTAGCTATAACTCCACCTAAATGCACTGTATAAGGAGTAACTAACTCTCCCATATTAGTTTTAGCCATAGAGGTTATTGCATCATCATATATCTTCTTAGCATCTTCAGCTGTCATATTGCCATCATTAACTTCTATCTGCAAATACTCTTGAAGCTTAGAGGCTCCATGTCCCCACATTGCAGCATGGAACGCTTTATTTTGCTGTATACGAGCAGCTACAATAGGAGTAATCTTTGGAGCTTTAGTCTTTTTGCCAGTTTTACGCAAAGTTTTAAGAAGCATTTTAGCCTCTTTTAGCTCAGCCTCCATACCCTCAACGCCATCCATATCTTTTATCTTAGTTCTAAGCTCATCCATCTGCTCTATGGCGTCTTCGCTATACTTAACCTCTGAAACTCTTCTAGCCTTGTCAAATTCTTGCTGCTCTTTATCCATCTTCATTAGATATTTAGCAACAGAGCCACCCTTAGCTATATGAGCTTTAAATTCATTAATGATTTTATCAGGGAAACCAAGATTTATCATTGTGTTTAATGCTTCCTTAGGATCAAATAAATCTTTTACATGATCAGGATGAACTAGAGTAGTAATAATAGTGCCAGTATCTCCTGGAGTCATCCCTACCATTACCATAGGAGCAGGCGTACCACCTTTAGTGTTTTGAGATAAATCATATTCAAATCGCAATAAATCTTTTCTACTGAATCTATTTTGATCTGGCTTCATCCACCATGAACCATCTTTCTTTGGAATCATAGTGCCAGCCTCTTTCATCGGGTGATATTGTGTCATTCTCCCGACTTGCTTTTCTCTTATTGTTCTCTTGAGATTGTCGATATAATTCTTTGCTAGGAATCTAGGCTCTTTCCTCTCGTTGTTTAATGAGAAATTAGGCTTCCCAATAATTCCCTTATCTCCATCTATTACAATAGCATTTACAATATCTTCCATATCTTCCATAGCCATATTCGGATCCATATTAGTCCATACATATTGCATCCTTTTTTCAAATTCCATAGAGTTCTTTGCATTATGGGTGTTCCAATATATAAGAAGATTTGTTTTTTGTGTAAGAGTCATTTCTTTTTTGTATGACTTTCCAGGCTCTCTCTTCTTATCTGGTTTTAAGGTTGTAGGTTCTGAACCCTCTAGGTATATATGCTTATGATCTCCTTTATCATGTAAGATAATATAGTGATCACCATATCTAGTAATTTTATTAGCAAAATTCTTTCCTCCCCCGAGCCCAGCCTTAATAGAATCTAATTGCAGCTGAGCATCTTCTAGTGTCGGGACTACCCATACATCTCTATTATCTCCGGTATCATCTTTATGGGCCTTATCATAAAACATTGGGATATGAACATCATATATAGTTTCTAAACCAAAATAATCTTTAACCCAATCTAGATAGTCATCAAAACTATCAAATTCTCTAGCTCTAGTCTCGTTTAATCGTCTGTCTTTATCAGATATACGCTTCCCAATAACCATGTCAAAATTAACATCAAATGCATCCATCCCAGTATCACCAAACTTCTGGGATGAATACCCCACAAGGTCTTCTCCATATTCCTTTGTTTCTTCAAAACCTTCAGTCTCTTTCAACTCATCAACCCTACTAACAAACTCATCGGCTGTAAAAGTTGCCACAGTTATAGGCTTAAAGTTCATATCAGTTATTGCGTGATGATAGGAATAAGATACAAAGTTATCACCTGGCCATGCCATTTCAATAGCTTCATCTATAAGAGGAGCAAGCCATTCTCTGCCAGGCATATCTAATATATTAGATCTTATGCTAGCAACTATTTCGCCAGGATCTAATTCTACACCAGTCTTCTTTACCTTATCAATCTCTACAACTACAGCATTTTTAAGTAAAGTAGCAATACGCTTAATTTGCTTGTCTATAATATGTCTTGGGACGCAACTATTAGCCATTTATTCTCCTACCAACATAATTCATCATCAATTTTATCCTCTGCCTTTTTAGCGGCAGACTCCCCTGCCTTTTTAGATTTAGCACCCTTGCTTTTTAAACTACCTTTACCAGGTGTGCCCATTTCTTTTTGTAGCTCTGCTAATTCTTCTGCAGTTAGGGCTGTTTTACTAGGGACTCCCCATCCATCATCTTCTCCCTCTTCAACAAACTTTTCAACCTCTTTTTCAGGAGGACTAGGATCGCTTAAGTGTTCTTCAGCTTCTTGCTCAAATTCAGCAGCTGCTTCTATAGCACTAAGCTTCACTTCAAGCGAGCCTAATAAAGTCTTTAAACGCTTTATTTCTTTCTTGGCTGCAGGCTTATCAGCAATCTTTTGATTGCGTGCTAGATTTCTCTTGATAGCAGCTATTTGCTTTTTAAGTACTACTGGGTCATCACTGAGAGCTTCTTCAGACTCAATAGTTTCATCAATAGCTTTAGTAGTTTTGGTAGCTTTTCGCTTTTGCTTAGGAGCAGGCTTCTTTTTGGTAGTTCTTTTAGTAGCCTTCTTTTTAGGCTTAGGCTCTTCAGTATCCTTCCAGTCTCCATCTTCATCAACTGTTTGTGTGTCAACTGCATTGGCAGCCACACTAATAGGATCAGTTTGAGACATAATTTTTCTAGCTATAGCCTCTAATGCAGCTGTTTGATTAGTAGATATATCCTTTTTAGTCATCTTGATACCAAGAGACTTAGATATTTTATAAATATTAGTCTTATTTAGAGTTCGTAATATATTTGCAAGTTTAGTGCTACCACTTTTAAGAAAAGTATATTTTAAGTGGTCTGTAATATTTTTTGCAGTTAATTTCTTACTATTAATCTTAGAGAAATCTTTTCCTTTTATCTTTTTCTCTAATGAATCTTTCATAGAAGTTTGTGGGCCTGGAGTAATATCAGGCTCAGAGTTTATCTTATCGTTTATTTCATCTTCTAATGCTTGATTGAACTCTTCTGCGGTTTCTTTAGTAACCTTTTTACGCTTCTTGCGGGGTTTCACCTCTATCTTGGCTTCTTTAAGCAAGCTAGGCACTAAAACATCCATATAAGTTCCATTGGCTATATGAGCCAACACTTCTACTGTTGATGCCTTAGAGAGTGCTTTATCCATAGCCCCCTTGCTAACCTTTTTACCAGACTTTAATCTTTTTAATAAAGAATTAGCAGTCATAGCATTAATAGCAACTACAGCAGCAGCTTCGATAGCATCAATAGTCCCAGAAGAAACTCCAGCTTTTCTAAATATATTTGCATTTCCTGAATATTTAATAAGATTTAATGCTTTAAGCCCTACATTATCATCATGAGCCTCTCCATCCTTGACTAATTGCTCTATCTCACTAAGCTTAGACTTATCTGCAGGGGTCATGCTAGAATTAATTTCATCAAATCCATTTTCTATTTGAGTCGCTAGATTCCTAGCGTAACCTTCAACAGTATCAAAACTATCAGTAGTTATATCTATGTCCAGATTATCAAGCATCTCATCAAGATCATCTATATCTTCCATAGTTTCTACATAATGAGTTATAGCCTCTTCTTGTATTGCTTGCTCATACTCTGTTGCAGATCTTTGTGCGTCTTCTTCACTACCTGCTTCATATACAGATACAAGCTTACCCTTTTTATCAAAGACAGTTACCCTTGTCCCCTTAACTTCAACCTTAAATCCACCACCTTCTCCAGCTTCTAATCCTTGTAGATATCTTTTATAAGCCTTTCTACCCGTTCCAGCCAAATTAAATCCACCAGGCATTATAGAGCCAAACAAGGCAGAGAAGAATGATTCTCTTACATGCTTATCATCGGATGCCCAAGGGGCTAATCCCTTCGCTATCCCTCCAAGCCCCCCTTCAGCCATCTTATCATGCATTGCACTAAACATACCATTTATTGCACTGTCAGGGTCAGTTCCATAGCCTTGCTTCATAGACTCCTCTATAACACTTCCCCATGTTTCTTGCCAACCCTCAACAACCCCTTGCTCAAACGCATTGATTGATATGTCTAATGCTCCTAGGCCGAATTTCTTCCATGCATCTCTTCTGGCTGTTTGCACGAAAGACTTGACCCCACCTTTACCTGCTACTTTATTCATAATAGCACTTAACATAACCTTATCTGCTCGTTTACTTAATCCAAGCATTCTAAGCATAGAATTGAATTGTAATTTTTCTAAGTATGTAGATACAGGAGCATACATGGCTGCTGAAAGACCAGCTAAGCCAGCAGCTTCTTTTGCATCCATACCCTGTTCATCAACAAGGTAATTCATTGCCTCATGATATTGACTGCCACCCTCTAAAGCAAACATTAAACCAAGCCCAACGCTATTACTAGCATTATATAGAGATGTAGAGGCCTTGTCTAGTTTAGCCCAATTGCCTACCTTACCAGCCTCACTTAATGCTTGAGCTTTTTTCCCGGCCATTCCTACCTTAGCCGCATATCCGCCTGCCTTTGCTAGCCATCCAGGAGATAGCATCATAATTACGCTTGGGGCCATATCTGCAATCCCGTTCTTCATCGCTCTAAATGGGTGGGCTATAAAATCTTTTATGGTATAAGGGTTATCTTCTTTCCATGCATAATATGATTGTAGCTCTACATCATTAGCTATCCATTCATCAGCCTTTTTATTTGTCCATTCTCGTACATACTCAGACGCATGAAATGAACCATCTGCAATCATATTCAATCCCGTCATTGCGGTAGTTAAACCAGGAACATCTTCTTTTTCAAGGTAATTGACTCCGGCTTCATCTAGTTCTTCATAATCAGGCCTGTATGGCTCATCTCTGATAAATTTAGACCCAACCCCAAGTTGACTGCCACGCTTAAGAAGCCCACTCTTAACAGCTTCATCATAAGACTTTATCCACTGCCTCGTACTATTTGGGATTCCTAATGCTCCCTCTACCATCATTGACGGGAATTGCTTCATCCCATGGACTATTCTATTTGCAAAAGCATACGCTGTATCATCATAACTATCATCCATAATAGCTTGGGTAGCAGTATGCTTATAGCCATAATTACCAGATGCAACATCATAATCTAAGTATTTATTTTGAGCTTCTTGTGATAGGTGTGCTATATCTTCAGGGTGGGATTGTATCCAATTTTCATTTATTTCATCATCAGTCCATTGAGTACTACCATATAGAGTAGGAAAGTGTTCACGTAGCCTAGCTGCAAATCCTTCGCTATCATACTTATTTACGCTCATATTAAAATATATCTAAGTTTAATGCGGATGAGACATTAGCTTCTACTTTGCCAATTTCATACATTGCTTCCATTAGACTTGCAAAAGCCTCATTGGTTCCAGCTTTATCTCCACCGAAGAATCCACCGCGACCACCAGTCCATGGACCGAAATCACTCCAGTTGACAGTGCCGCTAATGTGTTTTATTTTTGCATAATCTGTTTTAGATGCAAATGAATGATCAGTAGCTGATTTAGCATCCATTTGTTTTTTCATTTCTGCAGCTAATCCACGAACTCCATCAGCCTTATAAGCCTTGCCTAATTTTCCAGTTCCCTCTCTGATACCCTCGTTACTCTCGATAAAATCAACTAATGCGTTATTGATATTTTCTTCAGTTTGTTTTAATAATAAAGGATCTAGGTTGGCTAGACCTTCAGTAGGGATGGCTTGATAGTCAACCTTCTTATCATAGGTATCTGCAATATGAGAATTAGCTCTAGAAATAACAGATGCCAATACTCTACCACTACCAGACCAAGTATCCTTTACATAAGCTTTTTCAGCTTTATCAAATTCTGTTGTAGCCCCCTTAAGGTCTAGTCTTGATAATTTATTATAGGCATCTTTTAAATCTTCATTTACAAGCTGAATGCCTTCTCCAGTAACAAACGATCCTTTAGGGCTCTCAGCCGTTAAATGATCCTCTAAGTATGCATCATATTCGTCTGTAGTCATAGCCTCTACTTGCTCATTTGTTAGTGCTGGAGCATCATGATAAACTGTTTTCTCAGAATCATATTTCTTAAACTCTTCTGCAAGATCTGCTATATCATGGGCTCTCTTGATCTGAGTTTGCAATTTACCCATAGTAGCAGCAGATGCATTCCCCCTGTATTCACCCGCTACTTTATGTAAGGCTCCCAGGATATCTTGCATTTCTGATGTTTTATATTCATCCATTAAATTAGCTATAGCAGCTTCTGATGCTCCAATAGACTGAGCAATGCTTCTATCTGTTTCAAAGTTAATGAAACTATCTTGTAATGCATTATTATATGCATCAGCAACTTTTTCATTCGCAGATCCTCTGACCTTAGCCATAGTCTCCCCTGCTAAACTTAATGCTTTGGCATATTGTTCCTCAGTAGTAAACTTACTAGAAGCTGTAGCTAAAGTATCCATAGCAGTTAAAAGACTAGCCTGTTCTTCAGCATATCCTTTATATGACAGTTCTAATAGTTTTCCTAATGACTCTTGTAAACTTCCTGAACCCATATTAATAATTCCTTTTTCTATCTTTTATCTTGATAGGTTTTCTACTATAGTATTGATTACCCGCCACCAAACAAGCATCAAGGGCCGTCATAATAATCGCCTTCATCGCCATAGTCATAGTCACCATAGTCATCATAGTCAGAGTCACCATAATCCCAATCACCACCTCCTTGTTCATCTCCTTCATCGCCATAGCCTGAATCATAATCATCTCCAGAAGCATCACCTTGATCTTGTTGCGCCTCTTCCTCAGCACAATCTTGCCCGCAATGCGTTGGAAGTCCACCGGCATTTATACAAGCTTCATAGCAGCTAACGGGAGGAGGAGGAGCTCCTGTACATGTCGCTGTAGCAACATCCCAAGCGCCTTCACCATAACTATCCGTACAGTTTGTTGCATTCTCTCCACGTGGATCCATTCTAAACATTTTCCCTACAGACTCAATAATATCTTGCTGCCATGCTTCATACATGTCGCCAGCCTTCATTTCAGTATCAAAATCTCTAATACCATGTCTATTCTCCATTTTAAGATTTGCCATACCTAAACTGGTTTCTGATTTTAATTGCTCTAGTTTCCCTTGTGAACCTTGTACCCAGTTTCTGTTAGCGTCTAAATAACCAACATTAGCCTTTAAATTTTCAATAGATTGATTTGTTTTTTTACGAGAAAATGATTGTGAGGCATTAGCTGCATTAATCTTTGATTTAACAGTATCAACAGCCATATCCATACTACTCATCATAGAACCAGAACTCAATCCAGATCGACCTGCAGCAGATTTAGCTTTATCAATAGACTCAATAGCAGCTCTTGTAATAGAGTCTTTCTTTAAGGAATTTAATTCCTCATTAGCACCTTGATTTCTATATAAACTATCTAGACCAAGTTCAGACATAGTCTGTCTATTTTCTACATTAAGAGCTATTCGATTGCTTTCATTAGAGGCCATTAAATTATAGGCCGCTAATTCTCCAGAAGTCTGAGCATCAGTTTGCGCGTATAACATATTCTCTTCATGCGGGTCATATCCAGGAAATAATTTTCCATAACGCTCATAAACTTCATCTGCCCCAGTAAAGCCTAATTGCTCCCAATGAGAGGCAAATGGATCCCAAAATAAATCTGATTGTGAGTCTGTATAAGTAGACATCTTATCCTCCTGTTCCAAATAAATCGAAATTTTCACCATCAGATGCTGCAGTTTGGAAGTAAGCCCCCGCCATTCCAACTAGACTACTATACCAGTCATCGTATGCAGAAGAAGCTTGTGCTGCAAAATCATAGTTCATCTGCGTCATTGCATTCTCATTTGCCAATCGTTTAGCACTTTGCTCATTTGTAAAAGTATCTATAGCTGACTGAACATTAAAATTTCGTTGTGTTTCAATAGAAGTTACAGAGGCTAAATAGTCTTTTTGTGCAGCTCTAGACCCTACTGATTGTTCTCGAGATTTACTCACAAAACTATCTAATCCTTTTGTAGACCCCATCCCAGAAGATATCCCACTTCTAGCTGATGCTCTCCTTGTTGTGGCAAGACCTTGTAATGCTGATCGCCTTAAATCTGCAGTAGCTTTCTTTTCCTGGCTTCTACGCTCTGTATTGGCTAATTCAAATGCATCTAACTCTTGTTGAGCTAAGGCTTTCATGTTACCTATCGCACCACCTATTGCATCTGAACCCATACTTGCATTCCAACCCTCTCCAAATAGCATAGCATGAGCTCCTTCTTCCCATGCTGCATACTCACTAACCATAGCATCTTCTTGCATAGCAAAGCCAATACCGAGTTCATCAATTTGAGACTGATCAAATGCTAAATGCTCCCCAATATCTCCAAATGTTTGCATGTAATCAGACTGTGCTTGTGTTATATCGTCTCCAAAACCTTCTTGTCCAAGCCATGCTAATATTTCTTCTGAATTAAAGGTGTGTATACCATCTTGAGCTAAGAACTCATCAGTAACATTCCATGAAGAGCCTGTCTCCCAGGTTGTAGGTGTATGTTCAATATCGTCTAGATCTAATCCTTCAAATTGCCAATCATTGTTGAAGGTTCCTCCTTCTAATGTACTATCTCCTTCATCTGTTGTATCGTTAGTCCCCCCTACATTAGGATCTCCTTCCATATTACAGTCACCTGATGGGCCAAACCACTCACCTCCTTGTGCTTCGCATTCTGCTTGATTCATTATATACCCCCGGTATAATAGTGTGAAAATAAAGAAGACCCAGTAGGTTCAGTACTATATACATAAGGCAATCCTGTGTTTGGATTAATATTAGCCATATCTTTTGGTAACATCATGTCATCATACCAGTCCAACCCTAAGTTACCCATAATATTTTGATCTACAAATCCGGATATTTGACTCATAGTAAATTGACTAGCAATAGGGATAGCTACATCATTGATTAAATCTTCATACCATGGATCGTAGAAATCATCTTGCCAATCATCAAAAGCTTTAGCTGTTTTTTTGTTCAAGTCCTCACCTGTATCTTCATACTTCGCAGATTCTAATGCTTGATATCTATCTCCAACTTGTCCTAAGTCCCAATCAAATTCAGCAATTTCATCTTCTAAGTACTGTAAGTCACTTTCATCATGAGTAATATCATACCCAAATTCACCAACGCCTCCACCAATTTTCCAACCACTAACAGCTCCTGCAGGACCCCCAACATAAAATCCTATAGCAGCCCCAACAATACTCCCAAATAAACTAGCATCTGATTCACCTTTCGCAGCGCTTTCTTGAGCATCTGTTACGCTATCTAATACAGTCTGGTATTCTTTTTCTTTTTCACGCTTTAAATTGTATAACTCAAACTTATTCGCGGCTATATCTGCTGAGAACCAAGCGTTTGCTATACTTGCGTTTAATGCATTACTCATCTATTACTCCTTGGTAAATGCTTGTAATATAATTCTTTATTGTATATTTTTCCAACTATTAAAAATTTGTTCCAAAAAATATTGCGTTGTCTGTACTTGCTACTGCTACTGTATAGTCTATATATGGGTCTCTACTTGTTCCTGTATAATTTGTATAATACAGCCCATTTCTATGATAAGTATAACCTATTGGTGCTACATCTTTTAAGTCATAATCATAATTAAGTAGGCATATATAAACAGTATCATCATCTCTCATATCAGCCAATGCCTGTGCATTTAAAGTTATATCATTATAACCTGATGTACTCCAACTTGTTATTTCACTAGAATATTTAGTGACATTGCTTTCATTATCACCCCCACCACTTCCATCTGTTGTTGTATTCCAACCTACTATTGACCCAAAATCTGCTGTTCCTAATGTTTCTATATCTGAATTTGATTTTACTGCAATTAAATCTCCTCCTCCCTGACTATAACCACGAATTTTTAATGTTGCACTATCTACATTTGCTGATATTCCTGATGTATCAAAGAAAAAGAAAGACCTTCTAATAGAAAAAACATACCCACCACCTCTTGCAGCAGTTCTATCTGCTTGGATTGCTGAAAAATAACCACTTCCAGTACTACTAGCACTTGTTCCAGCTGTATTTGCTCTTGCATCAGACCAACTTGATTGATTATATCTTACTACATATCCATCATTTGCATGTGCATATATCGTAGCCATTATAGTTCTACCTTTGGCATATTATAAGTATTTGATGTAAAATAACTGTTATCATCAGGTGTTACTGATATGTTTTCAAAACTAACAGAATCAAAATTATGCTCATTTCTATTATCTGTAAAGTTATTCCAATAAGTTATCTTTGCTCCTGATTTAGCCTTTGAAGTAGCAAAGTCTTTAAAACTAAACCAATCATCATCACCAAATGTATCTATAAATATTCCATCATAAGTTCCTAATCCACTAACACTATTCCAATCACCCTCTATTACAGTAACATTAGATTTACCACTTGCCCACGTATTTAACCTTTCAATAACCTGTGGATGTATCTCAACAATAGTATGTGAATTAACTCCTTGTGCTTGTATATAATCAGCACAGATACCCATACCAAAACCTATCTCTAAAACATCTCCACTATTATGGCATATATATTCAGCACTCTTTTCCATTATTGAAGCTTCCCAAGACATCATAACCTCTCCACCATCATCAGTTAGGATTTTATCATCTTCAAAGGTTAATGTTGTGTCTTTAAAAGCCATTAGAAATTTAAACTCGCTACGCAACAAGCAGTTTGATTATCTGCATCCCAATATATTGAAATTATATCTGTTTTTCTTGCTCCTGTTGTTAACGTAGGAGCGGTTCCTCCTGGCCATCTTACCTCTCCATCTGTACCATTTGCCCCTAAAGTATTATCACATAAACTTGCATCAGAAGCATAAGCCTTCCATCCATCACTATGAACTGTTCGACTCCCAGAAGAATCTTGTATTAATGCTAATATAAAATTACCTGAAGTAGCTGGGAATATCATATTTATATGCTCGCCTGATCCTGCAATATTATCAGAAAGTGTTAATTCATGCTTATTTCCAAGTCTAAAGTCAATATCAGTTGAATCATTACCTTCAGATGTTACAGCAGCAGCAGTAAATGCTGTAGTTTCCTTATCAAACCCTACTCCACAACCATCAAACTCTACATGCCCACTTGAAACAATATTCAAGTCAGTTCCGTCCCCAACTATATATTCACCAGCATCTCCAAATATAACTTTTTTAGTTGAGTCAACACTCATGTCTTGACCTGTAACGGATAATTGTCCACCTGGGTCTATCTCTAAAGCCCCTACACTTGTAATCTTTGCCCCATCTATATCTAAATTACCTGTTATAGTAGTTGTAGAGGTAGCCCCATAACCAACTTGAACATCAATATTACTGCCATTGGCTGTCATCTTATAGCCTTCACGAATGGCCCCACCAGCTACACACATAAAGATCATTTGACCTTCTTCTGCGCCAGCTGCAGTGGATGAAATTTTAGATAGTATGCTTGTATAGTTAGTAATAGCACCGCCAACATCATCTCCATAAAATGCAAGCCCACCTAATACATCGCCTGCAGCCGGGCTATTATCACTAGTATCTTGCTGAAAGAAAATATAAGGGCCTTCATTTCCAGTATCAGTTGATTTTAACCAAAGAGAAGGGCTAAAAGCTGCTGGAGAAGTATCGTTAATATATACATAGCCACCATCAGCATCTATTGTTACATTGCCAGCGACATCTAAAGTTAAACCACCACTCCCACCAGTCTCTATTTCTAATGCTCCTGCTGAGGTTATCTTATTCCCATCTATATCTAAGTTCCCAGCAATAGTAGTCATAGATGCTGTCCCCTTCCCAATTGATACATCTACTTCATTGTTTGTATCTGAGCCTAATAGTATAATGCCATCGGCAATAGTAGAACCTCCCGAAGTCTTTGTTGCTACACTAAGCATTAATTTCCCCGCCTCAGTGTCACTAGTGGTATCCAAAGCATATCCAGATATATTCACGAATTGTGTTGGGTTAGGTGGAGTGGCCGAATCGAAACCCTGCCATATTATACCTCCAATGGTATCTCCATCATCATTTGCAGTGCCTCCAACTCCATCTCTGTCCTTAATAAAACCTAAAAATCCTCCTGACCCTGTATCACTGTTAGACTTAAGTAGCAACTGAGGAGTACCAGTTGCTACGCCATCATCTTCTATTTTCAATGCTCCAGATTGTACTTTTACTAGAATATCACGATTGTTCCCGGATGTGTCAGGATCGCCACCAATACTTACCTTTCCCTTATCTCCATCAAAAGATACAGCCCTTCCGCTTTGAAGACTTAAATCTCCATTGCGAGTAAGTGATGCCGGAGATTGCGCATGAACTTGATGGTGAGACATTCTTCTTTCGTCTAAGACAGCTTCTTTCATATACTCACCAACTATATACCATCTATTTTGATATTTAGCAAATAACTTCAGCCCTGTATTAGTTAACCTTAGAGTAAGATCTCCATCAGAACCTTCATCATGACGAGGAATCCCTTTCTTGGTTGTAGTCCTAGACGACTTTAAATGCTGAAGCTCTCTGGAATTTCTAGCCATTATCTGGAAGGTTTTTCTCTATACACAACTGAAATATCGTTTATCTCATAATTAGTTATAGATTCTCTAGAAGTTAATAAGACTTGGAATGTTCTAATGTTTTTTGCAAATATTGGATATTTTACTGTATGCATATTAATATTTGAACCTACAACCTCAGGAGATATCTCTTCAGATGCCTCATTATTGATGATATACTGAACCTTTATCTTATCATGATTATTATGAGTAATATATAGTGCTATAATATTTTTCTTTTTAGTTAAATCTCCAAAATCAAATTCTTTTGTTAAAATTTTAACTTCACTGGAAGTATTATTAACTGACAATTCATCATCATGTGAACTATTGGTAAACTCATGCAGAATTATTTTACCACTTTCCACCGATCCTGTAACTGAAAAATCTGATGAGCTATTAGGCTGTGGGGGCATATCTTCAATAATTATAGCTCCACCCTTAAGATCATAATGTTTGTTATCCTGTGCTGCAGGCGCTGACAGTCCGCTATAAGGATTATTGACAGCTGGATTAATAGTTAATATATCATCGCTCGATGCGGTAGCCTCTACCTTTGTTATTAAGAACCTACTGCCATCATTACTGCCAGCAGCACCAGTTGCGCCAGCTACTAATTCTACTTCCATATCATCTGTAAATCCTGCAGCAATAAGTCCAGGCCCCTCTATAGTATAGACACCAGTATCAACTTTAACATCTATATTTAGATCGGTTACTTCAACCTTAGTAGCACTTGTAATATTCATATCGCTCGTATTCTCTCCTGCAATCGCCTGGTCAAATCCCTCTACTATTTCTAAAGGATTGTCATCAGTATTAGTAGTATAGATTAAGTCTGTATCCACTCCAGAAGAAGATTCGACTGTAGCCTTAAAAACAATCCCCCCATCCTGTGCTGCACCTCTTTTAGGAACTATAATTTTTCTTCCTCCTGCTCCTTCACTTGGAAGACTTACGGTATTAGGGGGCTCCACAGTAAAACTTCCCGCAGCACTAGTTATTGTGTATGATTCATGATAGGTTTGAGACTTTTCAATATCTTCTAGAGGAGACCAATCAAGTCCTGGGGTATGATTAGCATCTTTTACTATAATTGTATGAGGTTTATACCAAGCTTGACCATTTGTCAGATATTGATCCCTATAATAATCTAGACTACCACCTCCATTATTATCAAAATATGGGGAGTTCCACGCAGCCCCCCAGTCATCTATATAGCTAGCAACAGTTATAAGGGTTTTTTCATTTACGATCGAATCAGTCCCTGTGATTGTTAACGTCCACTCTGTACCTACGGCAGCAATAGATACACATACATCGTAATAATTGCCCGTGTTTGTATATTGAGAGGCTATATCTCCCCCGACTTGGTGAGGAAAAGATATAGCTAGTAAAAAATCGTTATTAATTGGCTCGAACATACTATCTAGCCTTAAAGAGCTCATCTGAAATCCAAGATCTGAATCAATATTATCGTCTACAATCTTATCTCCATATCCTAAACCAATATCCTCAGTTATTATCCCCCAAAGTTGAACCCTATGAGCAGCAGTATATAGAGACGCATATGCACCCCATGTCATATTCACAGCCTGAAGCATGCCGGCCCTTACTATTTCTTCACCCTGACCCCCACCGTTTTCATCAAAACGTAATACTGGATAAAACATAGAGTCATTCAATAAAGAGGAATTTATAGTATTTCCCAAATAAGAAGTAGTATAAGTAAATCCAGATAATTTTATACCAGACGTTTTACCAGGCTGAATTGCTCGCAGATAATATCCATCCTGTCTTGCAGCACGCAATCCACACCAATAACCTGATCCCTCTGCCACATAATAGCCATCTCTAGAGCTATTCTGGACACTTCCGTTCCACATTGCAGCTCCCCAGTCCATCTCTATATGCACTTCTTGCCCATTAGTCGTGTCACTATATCCCTGCTCTGTTGTTACCGCAGCAAAGTGAGGTCTATCACCGAAATCAGACAATGCAGTTAATGTAAAATCCATAGTTGATGAATCTGGGCTGCCTGAAGTATTGCTAATATTTTGATTTAAAGATCCAGTAAAAACTTGAGTTGCAGCAGACCTAACAGGAGGGACGCTAAAGACCATCGGACCAGATATATTATCACTACAATCATCAGTTAAATGGCCATCCATAGTAACAACTAAAGGCAGTGGATTCCCACTTGGATTGCAGTTAAGTCTATTACTATAAGGCCCAGTAGCGATTTCAGTAGCTATTTTTTCTTGGGGGCTTTGGTCTGCCCCTTCGTTAGAGTAGGAAAAAGTATTAGTTACAGGAATACTATTAATATTTAATGTAGTATTTATAAAGTCAAGATTTTCTAAATCAGGAATTTCCCATACTCCGTCTATATAGGATGTTACTGCAGAAAGAGTCCTTATATCTAGAGATTCTTCATCATTAGTATCATTTGATGCAAACAATAATGTATTTTTATAGCTGCTAATAAAATTTGATTTAGTATTAGAAGGAAGCTTATCTCTTCCAATAGTCCACGATCCTGTCCGAATATCATATATGTATATATCTTGAGGCCCCTCTGTAGCACTAAAGGTCCCTGCAATAACAAGTTGCTGTCTTGTGCCAATATAGCCAATCATTCCAGTAGTACCTATAAACTTTTTCCATTCAAAAGGATTAATTTTATTAGTAATAAGATTAATAACCCCCTCGCCATTAAAAAGATAGCATCCACTAGTATTAACCCATGCTATTCCTTCTGCTACTTTTGTTACAGCCGAGGCATTATCTACTCCCATATGAAGATGATGAGCCTCTATATATTCAAAGTCTCCAGAGATATTAATAATATATAAGCTTTTTCGCTTAAACTGTAGTAATCTATCGGAAAATTCCTCTAATGCGGTTATTGCATCCCCATCTTGTACGGCTACATCTAAGAAATTATCAGAAGGGAATACATCAAAGAATCCCTTTCCATCAGGACCAATTGCAGACTTAATCATTCGATCATGATAGTTTCTACCATTTTGCCGTAAATTCCCAATGTAAGCTACTCCATTAGCTATTACAGCAGTTTTATACCTAGCTATAATAGAGTCTACATCATGCTTATATCCATTAACTAATCTAAAAGTTAATGCTGGCTGGGTTGGCAAGGTTAAAGCACTTCCTGCTGCCGGAGTTATATAGTAATCACCGCTGACTGAAAAATTAACAACAGTATTATTATGCCCTGTCATAGTGCCATCAACAAAACTCCCCTCAGCTAATTGGAATGGATCTTCAAATAAATCACCACCTTCACCCATCCAGTAAATTCTAAATCCAGTTACTCTATTGGGAACACCAGAAAAGTCTGTATTATTAATGTATACTTGTAATCTTAATGCCTGGTCTTCAGTCCCATCTACATTATCTGATCCGGTACACAGGACTATCTTAGATTCTTGCTTTTCATCATCATATAGCCATGAATATCCGAATGTTAAAGTATCCAATTGGCCGCTATGCCATTCCCCCTCTGAATTATCTGTAACCCATGAAGTTACTATACCTAAGCTTCCTGCAGCAGGGGTTGTCGCAGATGCTAATGCACTTGCTGCTGGAGTAACCAACTCTTGAATCTCATCAGTCCAACCTAAATTCCTATCTACCGTGGGATCCGGCTCAGCTAGCCCTGGAAATAAAGTCCTATTTATATATCCAAACCATTTATTATCTATCTCATCATGAGATTGAGCCCCTGCAGAATCTACATCTTCAATATACCCGTCTGATACTCTTAATGCTCCATTAATATAAAAGAATGTTGGCTTACATTTGTGTCCCATGCTAGGGCTATTATCATTTGTGAGGATAATTTGATCTGAATTTAATGTTCTATCAAATATCCCAATAGACCCAGCCCTTTGTAGGGCTAGCATTTCTATTTCTTCACTTTCATCCGCCATATTGTAATCGGCAGAAAATGCATATAATCCATATCCAGGAGAACATTGAGCCAATAAATTATCTAAAGGAAGATCTCCATCAACATATATATTATGAGATCCCATAAGACGTATCTTGCCCAATATATCTACCATAACATCTTGTGCTTCTACTAGAGAGTTATCAGGGATATCTCGAGAGTTGTAGTGATTTACTAATCCCCCTTCAAATTTATCTATTTTTAGGCTTTTTTTCGGCACGTTGATGCTTCCCTTTTTTCTTTAAATATGAATATAACTCATCGCCATTCCCCTCATATCTTTCCCAATCTTCAACACGAGGATCTTTCTTTTCTTTATGCATTATAATGCTTTCTTTAACGCCGCCTTTATTACGCCTTCAACAGTATCATATACTGCATTCATAATCTTCTCTTCTGTCTTCTCTGATAAGAAAGGAATATCAACACTGTCATTTAATGCCTTTACTACTTCTTTTTGTAGTTCATCATTAAATACTTCATCTATAATGTCATCCCCTAATTTGCTAAATATACTCATTTTGTATCCTTTTTCATTAACTTTGATATTATTGTTACTATTGACTTAAAGGATTTTTCAATCCCTTTTTGCTCTATTTGCATTAACTTTTGTTGATTGATCAACTGTATGATAATGCCTTCCAATCTTTTAAAACTCTCTTCTAATTCCTCCATCAAGGTATCTTGAATGAATTTGTTTTGCTTCCATATAAAGAAACCGAAAGCCATAGCAACAGCTACCGGTATTCCAAACTTCTCTACTATTGCAAATATATCCATTAATTACCATCCAGTACTTCTCCCCATAAACTTGTCTTTCCATTTACTATCTGTACGACATGGACAGTAAACAGTCCCTTATCATAGAAGTCTACTACGGCAAAGGCATGAGACCAATTGTGCTGTCTTCCACCTAACCATGCATTTTTCTCTTTGCTCATATCTTTTAAGCATCCAATACTCCAAGCAGATTTCTGCCCACCTAAGTGAGTGACACTAGCCTGCTGTATATCATGGTGATGCCCATACATTACATTAGTACCAAGCTTAGCTAAGTGATTGCGAGCATGATTGATAGTAGCGTAATGATTCCCATGATAAAAGTTTAACTTCCCTATTGTTAAAAAATCACCATTTTTATGATAATTATACTTTCTCTCTTTAAGCCTGACCGCATTCTTAAATAAGTAGTCGCTCTTTAAGAAGGGATTTTCTGCAACAAAGGCATTCATCCAAGCATCATGATTTCCTTCGATCATATGCCTCTGCCTGCACTTGGCCTTATCTAAAGCCTTGTCCACCTGATCCATACCCTCATTAACATCATGTATATCTTCATCAATAAATGGCATTTGATACTCTAGTGGTGGCCTCTTCTTTCTATTCCATTGCCAATGGGAGCAGCCACTCCATTCTCCCACATCACCCAGATCAATATATATATCTGGTTTAACTATTTCGATTGCTTGTGTTAAACAATTCATTGCTGGTTTATCTGCAAGGGGGAAATGTTTGTCTGGGGTTACAATTGCCCTTTTAACAGTTCCCTTTTTCCATCTACCCATCTTCTCTCCCTGATTAGTTTATTTAGATAATCTCTTGATTTTGAGCCATATATAGATTATATTCATTACGATCAATACAACTCCTAGTGCCTCAGGGACTAGCTCCCATACATTAACTAATATAGTTCCGGCACTAGTCCCTATAGCTTTAAGTGAATCACTCACTAGTATCCTCGATTCCGATTAATCTCTCGAGAATTTCAATCGCTCCCAAACATCTTTGAGCAATAGCAGCGTATTGTTGCTGCTTTTCTATTGAATCTTGATATTGCAACTTAATAGATTCTAACTCTTCTTCAGGAGTTGGTTTATCTATTGTTCCATTTTCAGATACTTTAGAATCAGTTACTTCTTTAGATGTTACCTTTTTAGTTTTCATTATTATACCTTTTTGATTGCAGTTATCATTTTGCCAACTTCCGTAAGTTCGGCTTGTACTTTTGCTAGTTCAGCTGTAAGTTCTGACTTTCTACGTTCCAAATCAACTTGACTTAATCTCTCTTCAACAGTAGATTCTGCCCCTGTATCTGGATCGTAAGATTTCCTTTCAAGCACAGTATATGCTTTTTGAGATGAAACGCCAGCTGTCTTAATGCTTCCATCTTTATTAAGCACTTCGTCTACTTGTGCTACTGCTGCTATCTCTTTAAAAGATACTTTACCAGCAGCTTTTAATGTGCTCCAGTCTTTATATCGCATCGTTACTTTCCTTTTTATTTAAGTTTTATTTAATCTTGACCTGCGAACTCTATATATACTCTAACTATAGGTGCTGTACTTGGGTTAGATGAATCACCATTAGTGTAATTAGTATCTGCAAAAGCTAAGTATAGAGATAAATCTCCTCCAGTTGTATCTAAGGCTGCAAGACCTGAATCTGTTGCCCCTGCTGGGTCATAAGGGATTGCTGTATATGCTGTTTTTTCAACAGCTCCACTTGCGACATTTATATCAGCGGCTGCTCCAGCTGCACCTGTAGAACTCCATGAGTTAGATGCACCTGCTCCAATGACCTCTTGCACTCCGCTTAATGCAGTATTATCTGCACCAGTTCCATCTGTAGCTAGTACAAGCTTTAAAGTATGATTAGCATCAGAACTTAATCCAATCACTACTGCTGTTGCTCTTGTGATAACGGCATATCGTGGGATTTTACCTATAGGAGTTGCGTGGGCAGGGTCATTTTCAGCACCCCCCCCTAAATCACAGGTAATCTCTCTGCTGTAAAATTGAAACCCACCATGCATTCCTACACGAGTTTCATTGTTATTTTGAGATACAGCAGCATAACCTATAGCTGTTTGATAAGTTCCTTGAGCTGGTACATCTGCATTATAACCAACAGCAGTATTCCCTGCACCTGTAGTCACGGCATCTCCTGCTTGACGACCAATCAATGTATTATAAGAGGAACTACCATTCAGCCCATACCCAGCCCTATATCCCATTACAGTATTACCACTACCTGTTAAGGCAACTCCATCTCCTGCATTAGCACCTAAAGTTTCATGCCCTACAGCAGTATTTTGTATTCCTGTTGTTAGTCCTCCTCCAGCCCCAGTATCATCATATCCAGCATGGTATCCGATGATAGTAGATGCTCCAGTATAAGTACCTCCAGAAGTAGGAGCATACTTGTATGCGGCAGCTTGACCAATAGCAACTGTGCCATTAGTATCATCTGCACTAGCACTATATAGTGCGTGTGAGCCTATAGCAACAGCGTTGTGTGTAGCTGCAGAAGTCTGCATAGCGTTATAGCCTATAGCAGTATTATATGTACCAGAAGTAAGATTAGTCCCTGCTGAATATCCCATAGCAGTATTTCCAACTCCAGCTCCTGCCGATAAAGCAGCATAACCAACAGCTGTATTATTGTTTGTAGTAGTAACTGCATCTCCACAGCCACTACCAACGAATGTATTATTTATCCCTGTACTAACAGACAATCCAGCATTACTACCAAGAGCTGTATTATTAGTCCCACTTGTTATTCCCCCTAATGCATGATACCCTAGAGCTGAATTATGTATAGCCCCATTCATTTGGAAATCCATAGTATAGTTTCCTACACCTACATTGTAATTGGAATCATCTGTAGTCCATGTACCACCACCAGAATGATAACCTATAAATACATTATCTGTAGATTCAGGGCAATCATTCGCCCCTGTATCATCCATAGCCCCATAACCAATAGCTATATTGTATCCACCTGTAGTATGCTCTAGCATAGCATTATAACCAATGGCTAGATTGGCAACTCCATCTGTTAAAGCTTTTCCAGCTTGATAGCCAATAGCTACTTGACCACCTACTCCTTCACTTGCAGTAAGAGCCTGATACCCTATAGCTACATTTCCTGTGGTAGAAGTAGTTGTACTACCTGTTGCTAATGCTTGATGACCAATAGCAACATGACCAATAAAACTTCTATTAGCCCCAGCAAAATCAGCACCTTTTGCAGCTTCATGCCCTATGGCAATATTAGAATTAGCCGAACCTCCACCTGTGCCTTCATCAACTGCACCCATAGCATCACTACCTATAACTACATTATATTCCTCACTTCCAGCTGCTGCATCCATAGCCCCATAACCTATTATAACATTATTAATACCTGTTACAAGCATCTTTCCAGCACCATGACCTATACCTACATTACCATCGCCTGTAGCATTTGCAGTTAAAGCCTCAGTACCAAGAGCAATATTATAGTGAGCAGCATTACCAGTACTATTTAAAGCATCTTCACCAATAGCTATATTGTTAGTAGAATTAGTATTAAATACTAGATTTTCACCCATTCCATAATTATCTCTAGTTTTATCTGAATGTATTTCAGCAGAACTTCCACCAGAAACACTTGCTCCAGATATTGAGTTTATCATTCCATTCAGCATATTATACCTCCACTACTCTCATAGTACCGGTAGCAGCACTATTACTAAGCATATTAAGAATAATAGTATTCCCTATGCCCCTTGGTACTTGCATTGATGTTAAAGTACCTCCTGGAATTGATATATCATCATTTGCAACAATATCTGTTTCTGCTATAGTAAAACTAATTTGAGTATCAACTGTTGGTTGTAATAAAAGAATATGAGTACCAGAATTTAATTCAAGATGAATTGTTGTCCCACCAGTTGCATTAATCGTTTGCCTTGAGTTTACACTCCAATTACCAGAATTACCGGTTGATGCATTTAGTGCTTCTTGTACTGTTAATTTATGTAAGTTTGCCATATTTAACCTCCTGCCCTAAGGACTGACCGTCCGTGAATGGGCTCGTTTATTGTTATTTAATTCTATGATTGCCAGGGGAAACTCTTCGAGCTCCGTAAATCTTGGCATTATTATTCTTTTCTATACCTTTGTAAAATTGTTTCATATAATATTCTCTCGTTTGAAAATCTTTCTCAGCTTCTGATAATCTAGCTTTAATATAATAGATTAATGCTTTAGCTAAGTAATCTGATACTGGGATCTCTGAAGATTCATCTGAAAGGTTCTCTCCGGCAACAGATGTATATTCTATCTCAATCCCATTAGTTAAATCCGCCTTAGGGCTTACCCAACCATCAAATCCAGATATTACAGCGCTTAATCCTGATGTCCTACTACCAGGGGTTACTCTAGGGTATTCATCTGCATATTCAAGCCCAGTGCCCTCACTGGTGCTAGACTCAACAAGCCCTAACTTCCCACCTTTTATAAAATATGCATATTTTTTTGATTCAGCCATTAACTATTATCACCTTTAAATATTTTGCCCATTATTCTTCCTACAGGGGTATAAGCTCCTGTAGTAGTATTATTATTCTTAACTCTAACTCCAGTAATCTGGAGGGCATCTGAAGGAAGATCATACATCCTTTGATTCTTTACAATATCAATCTTAGAATTAGTTATACTTGTTTCATTGTCAATATTCATTTCTTCTAATCCATCTTTAATATATGCTATCATTAGCCCTGTATTAGTACTTCCAACTCTTTCCATTAATTCTTGTACTTTCATTATCTTCTCCTAGATGGTTGTGCTTGTTGTGGAGGTGCCTCTGATAAACCTAAATATTCTCGATACTCTTTAAGTAGATCTGCAAGCCTACTTCGCAATGCCTCTTCTAATTCAACATCTTCTTCATCAAGAATAAGAGATGCTAGTTTTCTTTGTAATACTTTCATACCTGCATATAACATTATTACATGTAAATATTGATCAGGAACATTACCTAAGTATGTATGTAGAGATGGATTTAATTCCTCATAGGCCTGTCCATTTACTGAACCTAAAGGAATCATATCAACATATGTAACCTTTATAGGTTCATCAGATGATATACTTGGAGATACATCAATCGATACATTGCCCTCATGAGTATTTAATGGTTTGTCTATAACATATACAGGATTAAACTTTGATTGATATAATAGACTGGAGGTATCCTGAGTTCTAGTAAAACTACTAATATTGCCTTTTGATGCAGTCCTATAATCATCTACAGTTACACCCTTATCATTAACAAAAGTTCCAGCCTTTCTTTTTAAGGAGGCAATAATCCCAGATGAAATAGTAAAAGGAGCTTTTGTAAACTCCTCTGTTACTGTAAATTGATCTAGATCAGTAGGCATCTTTTTTAATACATGTTTTACTACATCAGATAATCCATCATACACATATTGAGCTATATTAGTGGAATCACTAAGCCCTGTTAATGCTACTACTCTACTACTTAATGTTAGTCTTGCCATATAATCCTTTTAATAAAACCCACCCCCTCCGTGGGGAGAGAATATCCCTGGGAAGGGGCAGATTTATTTTGTTTTAACTAGTTATCAGTCAGTATCTAGGTCTACGATATCAGCAGCAATGCCACCAAATCCCATAGCATACCAAGATGTACCATCTGTAGTAACTCTGATTCTTGCGCCAAGACTCGTTGCGCTTGCGCCAAATGATATTCCATCTGTTGCAGAGTCAACGTCTTCTGTATGCCCTATTTCTACAGCATACATTAAATCGCTATCATCAGTAGTTGAACCAGCAGCAGCTATACCACCTTGAGGAACGCCATAACAGTTTACCTCAACTGCATCACCTGCAGTTCTTAGAATAAACTCAGCATTCCATCCAGCAATATCGCTAGACAGTTTGGGTAGGCTGATAACATAAGCGCCAGATCCTTGATCAACAAAGAATATTTTGCCAGAATCACCACGTGCTAATTGCTTAGTAGTAGTTATTGATTCAGCATAATCATTGTTCCAAGAAGCTTGACTGCCTAGTTTTGCGTTAGCCATCAGTTACCTCCTAACTTACTGTAAAGGCACCTGTAACAGAACCGCCACCTCTGATGAACCAATTAGTTCCATCACAGTAGAAGTCTAGCCAGTCACCTTTTTTAGCTGTTGTATCAATTAAGACATTAGTTGATCCGGCAGCTAAAACTACGTTATCTACAGTTGTACCTGCTTCAATAAAATACACCATGATAACACCATAGACAATTGCACCTGTAGCAACAATCTTAATGTCTTGGCTTGGGGTGTTTTCCTTAACGATGAACTTATAATTAAGGCCTGCAGATGGAGCTGGAAGTGCAATATCCACTTCTCCAGCCGCACCTGTTGCATCCGCCATTATAATTTTACCGCTATCAGCCGCATTTAATGTAGCATCAGCTGCTAAAGGCATTACTTCATGACCACGTGTAAGACCGCTTGCAACAGCATCTAGTACGCCACCATCTTTATTTTGTCCGTAAAAAGGTATTGCCATAATCAAACCTCCTTAAGCTGTCCAAACAGCATGTGATTCAGGCATTTCCCACTGCATACCGGCTTCGGTAAGAATGAGATCTACTCTACGATCAATTCCGCTGTTTTCTAATGTTTGAACACCAACGTATACAGAAGTATCACGATTAATGCCGTTACCTGCCAATGGACGATACTTACAATGACTCATGTTTAAGCCAAGAAGCTTAACATTAGTACCATCCAAATGGATGTTACGAGCTACATTCATATCTCCATAAGGTGTTGAGATTGTAGTAATATCTACACCAAACACCTTCTTTTTACCTGTGATAGCCATGTCTGCACGATAGTTAGAAGAGATTTCAATATTGTTCTTGAAATACCCACCTAATTTATGGAGCCAGTTATAAACTTCTGTGTTACAGAAGAAAATAGTACCTTTACCATTATTATATCGTGGATCTAAATATCCAGACATATCATCAAGGAAGTCATCTGCTGTCTTTGTTGCGATATCAAGACTAAACTTATTACCGAAGTTAAGAGCAAAATCAACTGCACCTTGAGTATACTGTACGCCATCAGCATCAGTATATTGAGACCCAAACAATAAAGATTGTTCAATATCCCATTTATGTTCAACTAGCTTTTCACGCCAAATACGTGACCATTCATTCTGCTCATATTTAAGAGCAGTAGCACGCATTGAGTTAGTCATAGCCATTGATGTTTTCCAGATCTGAGTTTGCCCATAACCTGTACCATAAGGTTGATCTTTCCATGTTTCAGGATAACCAGAACCTTCAGCATAAGCTGAACCAACTACATATACTCTACCTGCTTCTAATGATTCATTATTAGCAGCAACATCACCTGCAGCCGTTGAACCAGCATCAACTGTACCTGGAAGATTATAAAAATACCCAGAGGTAAAGCCTTTTATACATGTACCTGTTAACTTAGCATATCCAGATAGACTAAGATCAACATCTGTTATCTTAACTAACTGATAATCTGCTACAGCACCATTATGAGTTGCAGATACAGGAACCTTAATTACTTGACCAGGCAAGAAAAATTGAGGTTGTGTATCAGCATCACCAATGTCATGCACTATTGTTTGTCCAAGTACGTTTTGCATATTACCGCTATTTGAATAATCAGTACCGATCTTCAAATAAACAGTATCTGTCACAGCTTCTTGTGCTGTAACAGCAGCTGAAGCTGCAGTTGCAAATGCAGAGCCATGAGCTTCTACATAACCGTACCGTTTATGCCACGATGCGCGCTTTTCAGTAAATTTGAAAGCCGGATCGTCTGTTGACTGCTTTGCAGCCTTACTTACGAATCGAAAAAAGGGATCCTGTGAGATCATCAATTCAGATACTCTGTCGCCGAAATTAAATCTTCGACGCAGTTTTCCGGTATCAAGATCAGTGCCCGAACGGCCACCGGTTGCTCCCAGATCATTATCTGCAATTGCACCTGTAGGTGTCCCTAAATTAAAGATATCTGCCATGAGATTATCTCCTTTATTTTAGGTTATTAATTATGGCAGTATAACAAAATGTTACCCGCCGAACAAGTCGTCAAAGTCCGTATCAGATCCAACAATAGACTCAAAGATTTGGTCATCTGCTGATTTATCTGCTCTTGGACTATTGACACTACCGGCACTTGTTGGTATATTCCTTACGTTTCGCATTTGGTTCATCATGTCCTCTTTAGTTGCATTAGCAACATTAGCGTTAGCCTTGCCTTTATTCTGTAAGAAATAAAGATCTTCTAGGCTAAGTTTACGTTGTTTTGCCCCATTAATGATTTCATTGATTTGGTCGTCATCCATTCCATGCTTTTCTTTAAAAGCTGCAATTTCCTGCAATTGAGCTTGTTTAGCTTTTGCCATCATTGCCTGCTTTTTCTCTCCAGCTAGAATGCCTCCGACACGTTTTTCGACGGCTCCATCTACATGAGCATTAAACACTTTAGCAGAATCAGACTCTGGATTTTTTAATGCTTCATCAGCATCATATACAAAATCCTCATCTAGTCCTAGCTTTTGAGTAATGTTCTTTGATGGTTCACCACCATTAACCAAATATCCACGCACGTGATCAACAAGGCCACTATCGCGTTTCATCGCATCGAGAACCGGTACAAAGGGTTTTAAATCATTCAAAGTCTCGCGCATCTTTACAGCTTCGCGACTTGAGTCCTTATACCTCTTCTCCCAATCAACCGCTTTATTTGTAGGGTCCGTAGCTTTTGCAGGGGTTGTCCTTACGGGTTCCTGACTTGCTTGTGGAGTTACCTGTTCTGGCTGATCATCTAAAATCGCCCCATTAACTTGGCGATCCATTGCTTCAAAAAAATCCGAAGAGCCTCCTTGAGGGTTACCTTCTTGGTCTTTTGACATAATATTTATCTCCTTTCAAGATATATTAATTTACTTATTCTCTTCCTTGGAAGTCAAGTTTTTTATTCTCTCTTCTTCAAACTGACTTAATCTATCGTTTACACTTTGATTATGTCTAAGTCTTTCGTTTCTGAGATGCTTCTGATGAGCTTTAGTTTCCATAACTTCTTTATCTACCTGAAGCTTGGCTTTATCTCTGCTTGAGTTAACCTCAACAGTCGCTTGCATGACTTTATTCTTAATGCCAGCTTGAACTAATTGTCGCTCTAGAGTTTCTATTGTACCTTGAGCATCTTTCAGTTGATTCTGAGCGGACTCAGCCTGACTTCTAAGTTGCGAGTACATACTCTTACGTTTAGCAATTTGTTCTTTATTTCTAATATCGGTTTCTGCTAACAGAGCGATATCATCAATAACTCCTAGCTGCATTAATGATTTTAGCTCATCTAGATATGCCCATCTATTAACGGGCAATGTTGAGCCTGCAACTACACGTATGTCAAATTTACCAGTAGCGTAGTCTTTAAATTTACCAACAGCTTCACCTAAGTCATTATAGATAGGTACATTTATTTCTACTTGCCTATCTTCTTGTAATGCACTAGGCTGCACTATTCTAAATACTTTATGTGCTGTATACACAGATTGAGTAAACTGTGATGTTACAATCCCTAATTGTTTTAATCCAGGCTCTATAGAGTTCTTAAGCCACTGCTTAACTCTTCTAGTACCATACTCATCCATAGCTAACATACCTCTATATGTTTCATGCTGAGATGATGTATCTCCTTGCATGGCTCCATATATACCAGCTAAATACTCCATATCCTGTTTGCCTTCATTAACTATGCCAAAGAATGCATTAGATAATGGAGCGGGCTGTACAGGTGTTGGAGGTGTAGCGCCTGGTCGTATAGGAAGTAATGCTCCTGGAGAGCTAGAATATTGCTCCCAATAATCAGTATCTATACTACCTTCTTCATGCATCCATCTTAATGATGAGCCTAAAGATGCATTATGCACCATTAGCTGATGAGCCTTATTTAATTCTCGTTGTTTACCTATAAGAGGTGATACAGCAGAAATAGGGAATGGAGTGCCTGTCCATTTAAAAGAAAACGGTACAATAGGATATTCTTGTATCTTTTCTGGTAGATGCTTTTCATATAATGTTTTATCACCCACAACAACACTTTGCTTAATCCTAGTCCCATAGAAATCAATCTTATCTACAATCATACTCATAAATAATTGATCTTTTGCTAATATCTTAAATTCTTTCTCACTAATAATTCTATTCTCAATCTTAGATGCTTCAGCCTGCATTTGACTCATATACTCTTGTCTAGCTGCTTCTAGCTGCTGTTTCATCATATCTTGAGCTTTTTGCAATTCTAATTGATATCTCTCTGGTATCATTGATCCTGCTTCAACTGCTTGTTGCATTTTAAGATCTTGTTCTTTTAATTGAACAGCCATCTCTTGAGACATTTCTTTCATCTTAACATCTACTTGATTCTGTATCTGATTTAAAGTCTCTTTATCTGGCGGAACACGATAGAATACATTTACATACGCAATCCTATCTTTTTCATATACTTCAAATAATTCTATAAGCTTATCATTCTCCCCAGTAGATGGATCAATACTTTCTGACTCTGTAATATCTTTATATGAAAAATCTTTTTGATCATTCCCCATTGATTTTTCTGTATACACATAATCTACATTCTCAGAAGAAGCTGCATTTGCAATTTTACGCTTATGATCAGGATACATTGATTGAACATGGCTTACAGGCAGAACCTTTCTAATCATAATGAATGCGGCATCTCTAAATAAACTATCTCTAGATTTAGGATCTATATATACATCAAATGGTTCTGGTTGAGTGATTTTTACATCTCCCATTCCATTATCTGAATCTGGGTCTACTGTAACCATTAAATATCCAACAGACTTTGTAATAGCATCATTAATTGCATTTGCGTATAAAGTGCCACCATCTGATCCATACCATACATAATCAGCTATATCAGAGAATACAGCAGCTACATCAGTATCAGAACCCTCAGCAGCAATAGCTTGCCATCTAGGTGTATTTGCTGTAGCATAGAAGTTTAGCATCTCTACTACAGGCATAATACGATTAATAGTGAAAGTAGGCATACCTTGTTCTTCAAGGGATATTCTTTCATTTTCTGATAATTGATTATCATTAGAGAAGTCAAAGCCTTTTTGATTCATATACTCCCACTGAATCCTAGTGCTTGCATTAACTCTATTAAATAGCTGTCTTATCCTATCAGCTGTTTTATCTTTACGAGCCATTAATCTCTCCTATTATGCGGTGGCAACAAATATTTCTAAATCTACTACAGCAGTATCTGCAATTCCTGTAATACTAGTGACGTCTTCCAATGTATCACTGTCATCAGCTGCATAATCCACTACCCCTGTTGCTGCAGTAGTATCGCTTTGTATTAAATAACTAGCTCCAGGATCCAATCTTATCGAACAATCTGTACTGCTAGCAGCTAAAGTAGTGATCATTACAGAATTTACTGTATCTTTATTTGTTATTCGTACATATCTAACATCTCCCGCAACAAATGTTCCTGCACCATAGGCAGCTCCAAATGTTAATAATGTTATTGCTGAAGTAGGACATGTGACTATCCGCCTTGATACTTCATTGATATCTGTTATAGTCATTTTGTTTGTGGATCCTTGAGCTGATCCATTCATTGTTAGTGATTCTGATATTGTTACTGTTAAAGTATCTGCCATTATTGTCTCCTATGAACTTGCGACTAAAATTTCAACATTAGCTGTGCTTGATGCTGTATCTAATTGAATTGCTGATATATCTGCATCTGCGGCTAATGCCCCTATGGAAGAATCATGTGCTCCAAATGCATCATCAATATCAAATAACATAAAGCTTTCACCTGCCCCTAAAAGAAAAGCAGCAGCCTCAGTGGCTGCCGTGCTATTAATCTGAACAGTTACATCTACACTTCCCAAATTGCTAAGTCGTATATATTTTACATTTGCTATTATATATGTTCCAGCTGCAACTTCAGCGGCAAAAGCTAATACAGTAGATAAAGTAGTTGTAGCAGTAACGATTCTTTTAGATATCTCATTAATGCCTGAAATTGTTTTTGTATATGTGCCACCCTGCTGAACTCCATTTAAAGTGCAAGATTCTGTAATCTTCACTGTTAATGGGGCTGATGTTATTGTACTTGCCATACTATTCTCCTATAATTTTATTTAATTTATTTTTATCTTCAGTATATTCATCATTAAAAAATTTAGAGACAAGAGATACACCTTGATCATAAACCTTATTAACATCATACATAGTCTGGTCTTTAATAAAACTGACCTTTCTTACTAATTCATTCCCCTTGTGATGATGATCGCTCCACCATGAGGCTAAAGATTTATCTCCAAGTTTAGATATACTGCCATCTCCTATCTTATCACCCAAAAACAAAATCTTTTGCTGAATTACATTTAGTTTCGTAACATCTACCTCGCCAACAGGCTGCCTAAACTCTGTAGGAGTTCCACTCTGAGTTTCTTTTGGAAAAAATTCTTTCATCCAAGTTGGGAAATTAACTGGGTCTCTACCACTCCCATAGCCAGCTTGACCCCCTAAAACTCTATGTAAATAATTCATTGCAGTTCTGCCTGCTCCACTTCCATCGCCACCCATTATCTCATACTGGAATAGCCCCCTACCAGGACCCCCTCCTGTCTGCTCAATATATGGGTCAAATGTTCCTGCGCTTTCGTGATTAATAATAACATCCATAGCATATTCTATCTCTTCAGGCTTTAATCCAGCAGATGAAGCTGCCTTATTTAATAGATTATTATATAACTCATTATCGTTCATATTATGCTGTAATCCAATTACGTGCCTTAGGTTTATGCTTGTGCCATTCACCTTGCTTGTTCTGCTTAAGTGACTTTGGTGGATGCGCATACTTACAAGAATAAGCGAGAGCATCAATAGTGTCATCATGACCCATTCTCGGACCAAATGTTATTATTTCTTGTTGCAAATCGTAATGATCTTTTTTAATTTTGATTGAACCCACTGCAAACCTTTGTGCCAATATTTCTTGTATTCTATCCCTTTTAGACATTCTATTACCCGGCTTCTCTGCAGTATATTTAACAGTGAAGTCATTGCGCCTTCGCATTTCTGCGTTAATAGCTTGAAATACTGGCTTTGACATAGTTGTGTCTTCAATGCAGAATAAATTCGGTTGATAGATTTTATTATAGTCGAATATATAGTCAACAATTCCTTTCTTATCGTCCCCTGGTATCCCGAGGACAGGTAAAGACCGCTTACGCAGATAATCAAGTACATAACAGTTGTTATGAGCATCGACACCCAAAGCGAGCAATACACTAAAGTCACTATCCCTACGAGTACTATCTGTAGCAGGGTCAACACCGACGAATACATTAATGGGTAATTCATCTCCTTCAGCCGTTCTAACATACGAAATCCCAGTGTCTTCATCTTTATAAAAAGTCCCTTCCCAATTCTTGATATGATGTCTATTAAAGATTGAATCTGCTTCATTCTGAACTTCCATCATATATTCTTGGTAGAACTTTTGCGGAACTCCATTGTCCGCATAAAACTTTTTCTTTCGCTCCATTTCCTTGTGACCAAACCATGATGGCCATAAGGGAGTCCCATCTGGCATAATTGCCTTGTGGGTTACTACATCCCACGAAAAATGCTCCCCTTGAACTTGTGCTTTATTATACCCATTAAGTATGTTGGTAATAAAAGCATCGAAATGAACAGGTGTACCATTGATACGAAGCCGACCAGTACTAGGCTCAAGAGCAGGAAACACAACAGCCGTAACAAGATTACTGATTTTAGCCCTAGACTCAGGTGTACCGGTATTATTCTCATCTTCAAAATCATCCAAGACGATGAGATCGTATCTTTTATGTAGCTTAGCACCTCCACGTATCCCCGAGAGGTTAGATTTACTAATAAGTTTGCAGCCATTCTTAAGTTCGATATCATCTTCTGTCCATTTTCTCCCTTTTACGTCGCCGAAATAATACGACACCCTCTCATTATATTCCAAATGATATTTTACATAATCTAGATTTGGGACTGAAATTTTACTACTAGCTGCTACCCAACCATAGAATAAGGGGTCTTTTGCAAAGACAAAATCATGCACAAGACTACACTTAGTTAATACTGTCTTTCCATGGCCACGAGGCAATACTACAGCTAATTGTTTTATTGATATATCATTTAGCTTATCAGCTACAGCATAATGGAAAAAAGGAGTTTCAGAACGCATAAAGTCATCAGGTAGAAATAACTTCCCGAATGCAATAAGATCATTCTTGGCGAGCAATAACTGCTCTTCCATCTTAGAAACATTATTTAAATTTATATTACTCAGTTGCGCCCCACTTGCCCAATGGACAAGATGCTTTCTTAAATTTTGTCTTAGCCTTCATATAGCATCCACATTCCTTACATGTATCATTAGCCCTTAAGCTATCACAATCATTACATATATCAAATCTTTTACTAGACACTTCTTTTTCAACCATCCCGCCTATCATGACAGACAAGCCCTTTAAATCCATTACATTTGTGCCGCAATCATACGTCGCAATCCTTTTAATGCACTCTCTTTCATAAGAGCTGTATCTCTATTGTAGATATCATGCCATACATTAGCAGCTCCTGGCTCAGAATCTTTATCTCTTAATACTTCATGGAAGCCAGGATTAGGATCATGTAGCTTTACAAAATTGGGAAATTCCATGCTAGCATATCTATCATTGGCTTCAGATTTAGCTGTTTGAGCTTGCTGAAAGTATTTAAACATAGCAAGATCATAAGCTTCTTTTTTATCTGATGGCAATGTGTCATATTTAGAATCGCCCGATAAGCCTTCTATCTCAAATACAGGGAGTTCGTCACTAATAAATTTATTCATTATGATATCTTCAAATTGACGTACTTCTTTTTCATTACTCATTTTAACTCCTTGGGTCTTTGTGCCTCATCTAATATATTATCACTAAAACCTTTAAATGCGCCTACGGCTAATGTTGTTGTGTTAGTCTTAGTCTTATCTTCCATATCCATAATATCAGCCAGCTTAAAAAGAGCCTTTAAGCGAGTATCATCTTTTTCGGATGAGAGAATAACCTCCTTGATGTTATTAAGAATAAACTTCTCGTCTATATCCAACTCTTCCAAAACCGGCTTTAATTCTTCTTTCATAGCTGTCCTTATTCTGCTAGTTTTAACTAACTGTGCTGATTTAAATTTAGCGTATCCAGGGTCATTAGTTGGATAAGCCTTCATATAAGCATCCTGAGGGTTAAACCCTGATGCTAAATATACAACAAAAACCTGTTCTAGCTTAGACAGATTCTCCCTCTCTATTAAGACGTCATCTGCAAGCCTACCACCTCCAAATGAATAAATATTTAATCTACGAGAAGTATCCATCTTAGAACTACCATAAGCGGGGAATGTCCCGGTACATGTTCCAACATAAGCAACCTCTCGCTCTTTCCCCTTCTGACGCTTCATAATGCCTTGTCGTAATACCTCTAAGACACAATCATCATCAGCTTTAACCCACTCGCCGACCTTGCCTTCTCTCCAGTTCGACCGAACAATCAGTCCTTCTGGAAGGATATCGTCAGGATCAAATACTTTATGCTCTATTCCGTTAACACGGTATACTCTCATTTACCCTCTTTATATATTCCTTTGGGATATCTATACTCTATAGATCCAGTCTCTTCCCCATGGATTCTATCGCCATTAGGCAATTTATGCTTCTCACCCACCGGATGAGGTTTATTACTATATGGTCATGTATGTGTTTTAGGATTCTTCATTAATAGCCTGGGTTGATACCCTTTTTAGAGACCATACCACTACTTTTCTTGCCAGACTTCTTTACGCCTTTGCCATATTTTCCTTTGTAGTCAAGGCACTTTTGTCTTTCTTTGGGGTCTTTGATTTTGCTGCACTTTTCTTTGCTTGGCATGCCTTCTCCTTTTTTTCTATATTATCAAGATAGTGATAGAGCTCTCTAAATGCTTCTCTCATTGATGTAAGTTCTTCAAAGACGTCACTTCTTAGCTTCTTGATCTCTTCATTTAAACTATATCCATCTAAACTAGGCATTCTCTTCCTCCAGTTGTAGTTCTTTAAGTTCTTCAACCTGTGCATTAATTTGCGCAAGGCTGTCCTCCATTGTGTATATCCTGTACGTTAACTCCTCAATAGACCTAGTAAGATTACCTACCAGCTGTTCTACCTCATATTGATCCATCAAAGCATCCTTTCGTTTACCTGTTTATTTCAATTTCTTTAGCGAACGCTTGTTCGCGTTAAGAAGAAATTATTAAACTCCTCAGAGTTTACTATGTTTCCCCAAAAATGTACCCATTAGCAAGTAGCTCTAGAGTCTCTTCGTCCCAGTATTCTGATACATCAACATCTCCATAATGGAAGGTCATATGATCCTCAAGTATCTCTTCGGTAAGATATTCTATCTCTTCCGTCTCTTCATTATACTCAATAGTCAAAATGTAAGTCTTCATAAACACCTCCTATTTATACCATATATATTATATACTTTCTACTTAAAATGCAATAAATTTTTTTATTCTAGTAACTACCTGTAAAACCAGGGACTTAATGCTTAACACTACCTTTCTACACATTCCTGATAATAATCGGATTGGTAATCCAACCCTGCTCCTTTGGTCGCAGGGCAATAATGCATATGATCCGCGGCACAATAAGGGGGACAATTGTACGTAATCTGTTTGTCTAGGTGTTTCAGCCCCATAGGAAGTAGCAATGCTACTAAAATTATAATTATATGGTCCCATGTCATAAGGGCCCCCCTTTGCTCTAAGTAATTTAAATCGTTTTAGTTAAAAATGCAAGAGGTTTCAAAAATTGTAGAATTTGTATGTGTGGGTAAAACTTGTCACCCATCCGGGTGAGAAAGGATATTCACTTATCCTTTTACGTTAAAAACCAAATAAAAAGGAGTTTTATTATGAAACCAGGTGATACATGCAACATAGAGTGGGACGTTGATGGAATGTTATGGGAAGTAGAGATTGAAATGCTTGATGAGCAGAAGGTGAAGAATGGTGTCAAGCGTGTGAAGTTTGCACGTACTGATGACCCTAAGAAGCAGTACAACTTCACTAAGAAGCAGCTCAATGCACTGCTCGCTACTGAGTGGGAAGCATTTGATGGGGAAGAGTTCTAACGAACTCTTTTCTTACCTGCAATATCGGGGTGTGTATACCATTGGCGTGTGCACACTCACGTATCATATTATAATAAACTTATACCAATCATTGGAGGCAATATGGACCTAACTAATATATTCTCAAAAGATCAAATTAGAGGACTTGAACTATTAGAAGAGCTAAGAATAAAAGGTGGTTATAAAACCCAAAAAGAAGCTCTTGATGCAATTATTAAGTGGAAGAAGAATAAAAAAGAATTTTCATAGGCTATCCGCTAAGGGTACCAGAGAGTGGAGAACTATAACCGCGAGGCTAGTCGTGGGCTGTTATTCCCAATTTGACACTCTCTA